TTAAGTAGCATCAGGCATCATAAACCATCACAGGGAATGTTCCACGTGGAACAATGCACCCTGGGGATAGGGGATGTTCCACGTGGAACAACACGCCCTGGGGATAATGAGAATGCTATGCAATACCCCTAGGGGGACTACCAAACTAGAACACCCCTGGTAATTAGCAGCGTGAACACCCCTCCCCCCTTCCCAATATTCTTGTTCAGTACAACACTTTCTATTGTGCATATAGCATATATGCGTGCCCTGGGGATAACCATCTTCCTTTCCAAGAAGGTTAACAAGGTGATGTTGGTGATGGTGATGATATTTTTATAAGCTCCACAATAACAACACCATATATAACGCAATGTATAACAATTATTATTGTGCTATTTGACAATTATCTCCACAACACCCCCTTATATATCCCCAGGGGGGTTGCACAGCACCCATTAGATATTATGACGCCATCGATTTGCCCTTGCGTCGCCCAGGTGGCGGCGCTACTGTGGCGCACGGCGATGCCTCGCGCCGAGGGCTAGCCAACTTGGTGGGGTGTGCACATGGACGAGCCAAAGAGCCAGGTGAAGCGGAAGCAGGGTCGTCCCCCAGGTTCGCGCAACAAGCTGCGTGCCGAGGGTGGCGTAACCAAGCAGCAGGCTCGCCCCACCAATCCCCCCGCGCTGGCCACCAAGCGTGGCCAACCCCTGACGCCAATCCAGAAGGAACTGATTCTCCAGGTGTACTTCACCCGCGGTACTCTGGCCGCTACCGCCAGGGAGGTCGGTTGCGCCGTCATGACCGTCAAACGGGTGGTCGATGAGGCGAACAACAACCCCCTGTTGTACGCCGGAAGAGCCCGCGCCCTCGATCAGCTTGCCGGCCAAGTGCACAACGTCGCGGAGCAGGTGGTCAACTCGATCAAGCCCGAGGAACTGGAGACATCGTTCCACGAAAAGTACGGCGTCCGGGGCAACTTCACCGGCTGGGCAACCCGAGGTCCGTCTCTCAAGGACAAGGCTTTTACAATATCCGTGCTAACGGATAAGCTCAAGATCCTCCAGGCGGCTCGGCAGGAGCTAGTCAACCCCATCGATCCCCAGTTGGACGAGAGTCAGCGCATACTGATGTTCCCCAAGAGCGTCGAGGAAGCCCGCCACCTGATCGCCCAGAAGGTGAAGAGGCTTCGTATTCTGGACATGGAGTTCCACGTTGGTGACGAAGCCACGAACAACCGCGTCAGCGAGCTTGCGAGTAAGGCCAAGGTGTCCGAGATGGACATCATCGATGCGAACGTAGCGAGCATTGACCCGGTGAGCGTGTTCGATGGCTGACCCCAAGCGCATCGCCGCCGCGAAGCAATCCGAACTGGCGAAGCTGCACGCGATCCTGGCCGAGTTGCATCGCTACGAGCAGATCTTCACCACCCAGCGTATTGCGTTCTTCCAGCCGCTCCCGAAGGGAGAACAGCGTGCCTTCTTCGAGGCCCAGGGTGCTCCCGTGCGCATCGTGTTCGGGTCCAATCGTTCCGGTAAGTCGGTGGTCGGTTGTGTTGAAGCCTGCGCCCATGCATTGGGGTATCGTCCTTGGCTGCCAACAGACCACCCCTTGCGAGTTGTACGGCTTGCCAATGGCGAGCCTATCCCAGTGCCCAACGTCGGACGAGTGATCGCCCAGAACTACGAGCAGGCTATCCGCCAAACGATCATCCCCAAGTTCGATGAGTGGATGCCTCGCAACATGGTCAAGACCATCGAGAAGAACACCCGCGGCATTCCAGTGCGGATGATCTTGATGAACGGGTCCATCATCTACTTCATGTCGAATGATCAGGATGACATGGCCTTCGAGGGGCCTAACGGGCACTGGGTGTGGGCTGACGAGCCCATCGACTACCGCAAGTTCACGGGTCTGCGTCGTGGTCTGGTGGACTACGATGGCGTGATGTGGATGACGATGACTCCGCTCACCCAGCCGTGGATTGCAGATGTGCTTGTCTCCCAGATTGGCGACCACGACAGCCATGTGCACCAGTTCAAGCTGTCGATCTGGGACAACTGCGTGGAGAACGGTGGCTATCTCTCTCGCGAAGCGATAGAAGGCTTCCTCAAGGATCTGCGCGAAGGTGAGTACGAGGCTCGCGTCAATGCCAACTTCATGCACTTGGTTGGTCGTGTTTACAAGGAGTGGGACCCTAAGCCCCCGTTCTACATCGAAGCGTTCGACATCCCCCAGACTTGGCCACGTGTGCAGCTAGTGGACCCGCATGGGCGCAAGCCGCTGGCCCTGCTGTGGGCGGCATTGTCTCCCAGCGGTACGTGGCACATCTACCGTTCGGCGTACAAACATGCGTTGCGCACTGTCGCGGATGCCGCAGCATACATCAAGCACAAGGAAGGCTGGCTCGATGCGCAGAATCCTGGTGCTGATGCAGAACCAGTAGCGTTGCGCATTATCGATTGGAGTGCAGAAGAGGAAGAACGCACCAGTGGGGCGTCGATTCGGGGCAAATTTGGCTCACTGGGGCTGCACTACGTGAAGGCCAAGAAGCACAATGCGGAGTTTGGCATCGATTCAATTCACGATGCATTGCGTATGCCGAATGAATGGTCGAAACCTGGGCTCGTCGTGCACAACAGTTGCCCAGAAGTGAAGCAGAACTTCCTCAATTTCTGCTACGATGAGTGGCAAACGTCGCGCCAGACTGAGTTGTTGGGCGAAAAAGAGGGTTATCGCAAAGTAAATGACGATTTTATCGACCTGATCCGATATATTTACCAGCACCGACTGACGTACGGCGCTCTTTGTGGGCTGTTGCGCACCAATCGGCGTGCTTTAGACAACGAAAATGAGGTATATTCAGATAGACGGTACAACATAATCAGGGGAGCGTTTGATAATGGCCGATGTGCTTAAGCGGACAGTGCGTGCGCGTGTTCTACTGACACGGAATGAACGCACTCAGTACGACCAGGAGTTTTACGATGCCGATGTGGCCTTCACTGAGTCCACACACCAGCGAATCGTGCTGGCGACCAACATGGCCACTCCCGCTGAGATCGATTTGTCCGGCGTTGGCACTGGTGCTGTACTGTTTGTTGAATGCAACCACAGTGTTGCTGTGGGTGTGGGGTCTGACACGAATCTGCTGCGCTTAGAGGACAACGGCATGCTGATGTTTACCGGCAGCTTCACCCACGTATACGTACAAAACACCAACACGACGTACACGGCGACTATCGAAGTGCTCGCAACTGACTAGGGAGCAGAGCGGTGATACCCATCAAGGAAGATTTTGCGAAAGAACGCGGACGGAGCCTGTGCCGCTTGGTCGAGAACGACATCATGGATGGGCGTTCGCGATACGCACGGGTGATGGAGCACCGTGATCTGTACTACGGCGACATCATGGGGGCCATGTCGATGCCCTGGGATGGCGCGAGCAACATCCATCTGCCTATCATGCAGGAGAAGGTGGAAACCCTGGTGCCGATGCTGCAATCGGCGTTCTGGGGTGTCGAGCCAGTGGTGAATGTCGAGCGCTCTCCCGAGGAATACTACCCAGAGCAGACCAATGAAGTCGAGATGTTCTTCAATTTCGCGGTGCACAAGGACATTCCGCACTTCTACGAGAATTTCGAGCACTGGATGCGCAACATGGGCATGGATGGGCATTCAGTGGTCACGCCATTCTGGGAGCGCCTGGAGCGCATTGTGTGCGAGCGTCACACGCTCAAGTCGCTGTACGAGATTGGCGACACTGATGCGCTGGGCAACGAGGTGGCTGAAGCTCGCGACAAGATGGCGCTGGAGCTACTGACCGATCTTTTTGGCCGTGTGTCTTCACACAATGGGCTGGTGGATGCCCGCCCCAACTCCGGTGATGAGACAGAGCCGCCGCTGGGCACTAGCTGGTCGGTGGTCTTCACGGAAGATCGCATCCTGTACAACGCGATGGTGTCGTTCGAGAAGGGGCTGCGGTTGGATGAGATCGTGGCCAAGGTGCGGCGCAAGATCATCGAGCGTGAGGGTGTGACCGTCGAGTGCCTGGAGTACGAGGATGTCATCTTCCCGTACCGCACCAAGAGCGTGGAGAGGGCAGATCGCGTCACCCAGCGCTACTACCTAACCATCGATGAGATCGAGGATCTTCGCGACAACGGCGAGTGGGCGCTGTCGGATGCGGACATGGAAGTGCTGCGTGGTCGCGGCACTGTGTCGCCGGAGGAAGCGCAGCCCACGTTGGACAGCATGCTTCCGCGCCAGAAGGACGCGGTGCTTGGGGAAGACTCTACGCATCTGGCAGAGCCGCGCATGGAGCATGAAGGGTATGCGGCGTACAACCGTAACAAGATCCAGGTGTTCCGCACCTTCTTGTCGGATGACCCCACTGGGGACAAAGAGCGCGTCGAAGTGTTCTACGACATCGTGTACGCGCTGGAGAAGATCGTCGCTGCCAACTACCTGCACGATGTCTACCCCCACGGCAAGCGCCCCTTCATCATCGCCAAGTACATCCCAGTGTCCGGGCGTTGCTACGGTCGCGGGTTGGGTGACCAACTGACAGCGATCAATATGGAATGCAATGCCATCGTGAACTACGCCAACAATGCACAAGAACTGGTCACCAACCCGTTTTTCTTCTTCGAGCCCGCGTCGTTCACCTCTGATGGTCAGCCGATCCGTGTTCGCCCAGGGCAAGGCGTGCCGGTGTCGTCCGTGCAAGGGATTCTGTTCCCCAACTTCCCTGTGCAGCCAATGTCCAACATCGACGCCATGACCTCGCTGATGATGTTCGGTGATCGCTTGACCATCTCGCCGTTGTACGGTGGCAGTACGCAGATGAAAAATGCCCCGCGCACAGCAAGGGGCACGATGGCGGTGATGGGCGAGGGTCACGTGAAGGTGGACATGCTCATCACTCGTCTCCAGCTTGGCCCCTGGACCGAGTTGATGGAGCAGATCATGGGGCTGTACCAGGAGTTCTGCCCTGATGAGAAGTGGTACTACGTCACCCGTGACACCACCAAGCGAGTGCCGCTGCGCATGACCAAGCGCATGCTGCGCGGGCGCTACGAGTTCACGTTCAAGGGCAATACGGCGAACACCAACCGGGCGATCTTGCAGAGTCTCGCCCAGGTGCGGTACAACACCGTGATGACGCATCCCGACTACTCGACAGACCCGAATGTGCGTCGGGCCGCGCTGCGTGACTTCCTCAAGTTCTGGGGCGACGGTACAGACATCGACCGGCTTATCCCGGCGCTGCCCGGCCAGGGGGCGTACCAGCATCCGCCGATGTCGCAGCAGGACGAGAATCAGGTGCTCCAGTTGGGCGTGCCCATGCAGGTGTTGCCCACTGATCTGCACGCGGAACATCTTCAGATCATGCAGACCTTCTCGGAGTCGAAGGCGTTCCAGGCGTTCCCCGAGCATGCGGTGGCGCTGTTCGCCAACCACATGATGCAGCACCAGGAAATGTTGCGTGCGCAGGCTCAGCAGGCCCAGATGCCGGTGGGGGCTGGGCCGGGTAACAATGTTCCCCAGGGAGCCACGCTTGCTGGCGGTAATGGCGTCGAAGATGCCAACGTGATGGAAGGCGGGAACATGCGATGATCTCCAAGGATGAAATGGGGGAACTTCTCGCTAGCCCAGCGTACCAGAAGATCATCTTGTTGGTGAGCAATGTGCTTGACGACAATCAGGTAAAGGTGCTTAGTATGGGTAAGCGGGCAACTCTGGAGGACTTTAAGTACGAAACTGGGCACTGCGACGGCATTCGCGCTGTACTGTCTGTTCTCAAAGGGGAGTTGTGATGCCGAAGAAGAAAGGTATTAGCGGCGTTTTGGGCGCTGTCAAGACGATCATCGCGGAGAAGAAGTACCAGCGTGGGCTGGCTCCGCAGATCAAGGAGCGCCAGGCGTACAGCCGCGCCATGCGCGGGGGCAGTGTTGGTGGGTTGTCCAACACTGCGGCTGGTTTCGCAGCGAAGCGGCCCGCAAAGATCAAGTGGCCGGTGCGGTGATGCCCAAGGCACTGGAACGCAGACTCAAGGCTCAGGCGCGCAAGCAGGGGCTGAAGGGAGAGCGGGCCGATGCCTACGTGTACGGCACACTGCGCAAGACGGGGTGGAAGCCGGAACGAGAAAAGCGGGCTGATCACAAGAGCAAACGCGCCAGCAAGCGAGGATGACATGATCAAGAAACCCAAGAAGACCAAGAAGAGTTCGGGTGGAACGAAGTGCTAGTGCTGTCGCACTAGTTGTGTGAGCGCAACGATCAACCCCTCCGGTATCGTGGCCAGCGTTATCGGCACGGAGGAATGATGGGTAAGAGGATGTTTGACCCGCTGGAACAAGCGGACAAGGACGTACCGCTGGACTCGTCCACCAGTACCCCTCCAAGCGACGATCCTGGCAATCCCCCTCCCGACGGGGATGACAAGTCGGGTGATTCTGGCAAGGGTCGTACCTTGGAGAACGTGCGGGGAGAGTTGCTGCGCAAGCAGGATGAGTTGCGCAGTGAGCTTGCTGAGATCAAGGATCTGATTCGCAATCAGCCAGCTCCGGCGGTGGCAGAGCCACCGACGACCGACATCAACAAGATGAGTTCCGTGCAGCTAGAGGCGCTACGCCCCAATGTACCGGAAGCTCAACATGCTGAGTTGGATCGGCTGATCAACAAGCGTCGGATCGATGAGGCCGTTGCGCAGGGGATAGAATCGCGCCTGAGTGCGCGTGAAGTGGAACAGGTGCGGAGAGAGGCGAATAGCACTGCTTTCCAGCGTTGGCCTGAACTGCGCGACAACAGCAGCACTTTCCGAAGGGTGACCAACGAAGTGTTGAAGGAACGTGGGGACTCCACTACCAACCCGCAAGCCGTCTTGGACGCGGCCAACGAGGCTGGCATGAGGCTGGGACTCAAGCCTGCCACGACTGCGTTCAACTCCAACGGCAGAGGTGCGTACCGCACTGCACGGGGAAGTAGTGACGCTCCTGCACCGGCAGATGCCCCCCAGGACATGCTGTCCGAAGCCGAGGCTTCGGCCATCGCGATTAGACTGCGCAATGCGATGCCCAGTGGCAAGTTCAGCCCTGAGCAGGTCAAGCGTGCGCGGGAGCGTTCTGGTGAGTATCGCAAACACCAAGACCTGTTCATCAAGAAGTAGGTGCTGTGATGGCTGAAGATCCCAAGGTGCACCCGAAGGTGCAAGAGACGCGCGATGCAGCGTCGTTGGTGGCATTGCAGGAAGAGAACGACCGCTTGGTCGCTGAGTTGGCCGCATTGCGGGGTTCCCAGCCTGTGATCGAAGAGCCGCGTGTGCTGCGTGATCCTTTCGATGCTCAGAACCCGCTCATGTTCAAGAAGCATCCCCAGGGATTTCGCCTGGGGTGGAAGAACCCGAGGTATCGGGAAGAGCATCGCGGGTGGCGAGGCTGGGTGCCGGTGACGTATGACAGCGCCATCGGTAAGAAGCTCAGCGAGTACCTGATCGATCCGCCCCACAAGCTGAAGACGGATGTGGACAACATCGTGCGCCGGGGTGACTCGGTGCTGTGCGCACTTCCCGAGGAATACTGGGAAGCTCGCCAGCGTGCGCGTGTTACCAAGGCCAGTCATCAGCGGGCTGAGCATCAGAAGGACGAGCGCGAAATTGCTATCACCCAGCGTACGCTGGAGCGCAAGGATGCGCCTGATCCCAACTCGGTGCCCGGCAGCGGAGCGAAGATGCTCTCCTAGAAGGAGAACATCATGGCGCTTCAGGCAGCGAACCGTCAGCTTACGGGCTTGCGCCCCGTAAACAACGGTGTGGCGGGGACCACTCCCCGCGTCCGCGAATACGCCGTCAGCGCAACGTACGCGACCACGATTGGCGAGGGTAACGTCGTCAGCAAGAGCACCATCGGTGTGATTGCGTACAACGGTACCAATGCCGTTCGCGTGATCGTGGGCGTGGCGGCGTCCAACCTCAAGGCCAGCCCCGGCACGGGTGCGGTCATCCAGGTCTACGACGATCCCGACCAGGAGTTCGTGGCGGTGGGCAACACGGCGGTGACGGCGGCGAACGCTATCGCCTACGTGGGCCGCTTCTGCAACCTCGTCAGCAACGTGTACAACGGTACGCTGGGCTACGGCAAGACGACCATCGCCGTGGACTCGGTGACTTCTGTGGCCGCTGCGGGCGAGATCCTCCAGATCGTGCGTGTCGAGAAGATCGTTGGCAACACCAACACGTCCAGCTTCACACAGTTCCGTGTGAAGATCGCCAGCCACCACCACATCTACTCGTCCGCTCTCACGACGCGGATCTAACGAAGGGTCGGTGAACTATGGCTCTCGGCGGCAACGTCATGTTCCGGGCGCAGTTCGCGAAGCTCTTCGTGGACCGCTTGCCCTTCATCGATGAGATCCTCTACGAGAACTTCGATGCTCCCTCGCTGTCGTACCCGCTCGTTCTGAACGTGCGTGACAGCAGCCGGGCGTACGAAGAGATCCTTGGCATCACCGGGTTCGGCCTCTTCGCTGAGAAGAGCGAGGGTGACACGGTGGACTACGACAAGGTGCTCCAGGGGTTCTCGAAGCGTTTCACCCACATCGCGTACTCCAAGGGTGCGCAGATTTCCCAGGAAGCGGCGGAAGACGACATCGATGGCGCGATCAGCGACATGATGCCGCCCCTGTCCCGCTCTTGCCGTACCTCCATCGAGGTGACGGCGTGGAACGTGATCAACAACGGTTTCGGCACGACCCTCACGCCTGACGGGCTGTCGTTGTTCAATAACAGCCATCTGCTCGTTGGCGGCGGGACGTACGACAACCTTGTGTCGGGTGACCTTTCGATTGCCAACCTCGAAGTGGCCGTCAACATGTTCGACGACATGATCGACGACCGCGGGCTGCCCATTGAACTGTCCCCGACCAAGATCGTGTTCCCGACCAACCTCCGCTGGCTGGTCTACGAGATTCTCAAGTCGGATCTCCGTTCGGACACGGCCAACAACGCCATCAACACCTTCAACCAAATCTCGCTCACGCCCGTGATGAGCAAGTACCTCACCGGAGACGATGACTGGTTCCTCTGCTGCGAACCGTCCCAGCACAGGGTCATCCTGTGGTGGCGGCGTGAGCCGTCGAGCGACCACACCATCGACTTCGACACTGGCAACATGAAGACCAAGATGGACTACCGAATGGTCGCTGGTGCCGGTGACTGGCGTGGTTGGGTTGGCGGACAGGGGGCCTAACCATGGGAACTGTCACTCGTTTCTATGATTCCCAGAGTGGCAAGGATGGGCCTGTTTCTGGAGCCATTGTTGTCATTCCGGTAACTTGGGCGTTTGTTGGCACCAACACCTATGCGTGGTCTTGGGCACCTCCGGCTGGCATGTCGCTGGAGATTGTCGAGATTCAGGCTAGAGCGGTTGCTGTCACTAGCGACCCTTCGTTGACCATCGGTACGACGGCTGCCGGCACGCAGATTGTGGCTGCTGTTGATCTGACCACCAATCTTGGCGCACTTACTCTGAAGGCTACGTCGATTACGTCCAGCAACAGGTTGGATGTTCGGCTGACTGCTGACAGTGGTGATGGTGCTGAGGGTGTTTCGGTCACGATCACGGGTTACATTTCTGCGCCGCCCACATCGTTGATACTGTAACGTTCAAGTAACGGGGGTCTAGTGTAGATGCACTAGGCCCCCGGCAGGAGGCAGAGATGAGGGAGTTTCATCCGAACGAGCAGTGCGTGCCAGTGCCGCTCGACGGAACAGCCGACAGGGTGATGGTGCGCAGATCAGCTATCAAGCTGTCCGATGGACCGCGTATCATGGTGGCTATCCCCATCGGTGCGAAAGCTGTGCATTCTGTGCTGGAGTGTCCCGTCTGCAAGGCCGCTGATGGCAAGCCGCAACGCTACCAAGTGGACGATGGTTTCATGGCGCAGGGGCTGGTACCGATGGAGTTCATGCTTCAGCACATGAACTGGTTGTCACCTTTGAACGCGACCATCGCCTACATGTACAAGACCGGCATGCTGTCTGGTGCTGCGCGCCAGATCATGACGCAGGAAGCCCTGCGCATGCCCACGGTGAAGTACATTTTCTATGTGGATGATGATATGATCATCCCGTCGATGGGCTTGTACAAGCTGTACAACTTCATGGAGCAGAACCCTCACATCGGTGCTGTTTCTGGCATCTACACCACGCGCCAAGATCCGCCGGAGCCACTGGTGTACTTGTCCCACGGTGACGGTGCGGCCTGGGACATCGAGATGGGCGAGGGTGCTATCCCCCAGGAGATCATGGGCGCGGGGGCGGGCTGTCTGCTGGCGCGAGTCGAGGCCATCAAGGCGTGGCAGGATGCCAACCCCGGTGAGGCCGTGTGGTGCGATTCGCATGAGTTCCCAGCGTACAACGGCCAGCGCATCAACTGGGGCCACGACATCCGATTCTGCCGCAATCTGGCCGAGGCGGGCTGGCCTGTGTTCGGTGACGGTGGTGTGCTGTGCGGCCACTACGACATGCGCTCTCGGCGCGTTTTCGAGGTGCCACCTACTGCGCCTGGCTTCGCCAAGGTGCGGGCGCGGTTGGGCAACATCAACACGGCGTCGTACTGGGATCAGGTGTACTCCCAGGAAGGCGCGGACACGTGGCGCAAGTACCCGGAGATGTTCGAGGCGATTGCGGATGAGATTCCTTCGGGCAGCAATGTTTTGGAAATTGGCTGTGGTGTAGGCGTTCTTGGTAGCAAGTTGACTGCTGAACGGCAGGTGCGTTGGTTTGGCTATGATCTGTCTCCTACCGCTGTGGATATGTGCAGAGCACGTTTCCTCAATGCCGTGGTTGGGGACATACGTGGCTCTGGCATTTTGTATGAGGGTGCTGATGTGCTGATCGCGAGCGAGGTGCTGGAGCACCTCAATCGCGATGATGCTGTGACGCTGATCAGGCGTATACACGCAGGTGACATCCGCAAGGTGATCTTCACCACTCCCAATAATTGCATGGGGCCAAGTGAGGTTCCTGAACACACTGCTCTGTTTAACCAGGAGTACATCGAGGGGCTGCACAACGAAGCGCTTGGTGAGAATTTCACCAAGTGGCAGTACAACGTCACCAGCGCCGATGCCCATCACCTCATCTGGGTGATGTGGAGGTAGTAGGGTGTCTACGTACTGGGTCAGTGCCTTAGCTGCTGGAGATGGCAACAACGGGACTTCTTATGCTCTGGCTAAGAAGACCATTTCTGCTGGTTTAGGTTTGCTATCTACTGGTGATACGTTGCACATTGTTAATGATGGTAGTCACCAGATGCTAAGTGTGGCGGAGGTGGCCGCTGGGCAGCCAGGCAATATTGATGGTGATTTGCGCTGTCGTGGCACTAGTTGGTCATCCTTTGGGTTTCATATCAAAGGTGTTGACCCTAGTGGCAATCCTGCGCTAGCAACTGTTGTAGCTGTTCCTGGTGGTACTCCGCGAGTGAGCGGGCTGGTAGCTATACGCGATCGGCCCGCTTTCTGCATCATAGAAGGTTTGTTGTTTGATTGGACAGCTATAGTTTCTGATTCGTCTAACAGATATGTTGTGGGGGCTACTAATTTGGTGGCCTCACCATGGAGATTTAGAAATTGTGTGGTGTTAGGGTCAACTTTTGGTGGGGTAAAACCTCTTGGATCCAGGCGGTTGTTGCATAGAATTAGTGGTACAGACTATACTACTTTAACAAACGGTACTGAGGTGTACAATTGTTTGTTCATTAATGCACCGCAAGTAGTAACTTTGGTTGATGACGCATACCACCCCAATATTATACATCACAACGTATTTATAGAGCAAACAGATGAGGCTAGTGCCTTTGGGTGTTTGTGGGGTGGGTCAGATAATCTTGTTGGTAGTATAAATGCGTTGCAATTGTACCATAACACCTTCCATGAAATAAGCACATTTGCTGGGGCTAAGGTAGAGGCTAAGTATTCAGCCCTTACTGCCAGCCGTAATGGTATTTCTGTGCACAGTAATTTGTTGTACTTGCAGCCAAGTGCTAGTGTGTCTGCGGCCACTCCCATAGATAATTATATCTTTAATAACCGTAGTGTGTACGATGGCACAGGCACGCGCGGGACTATGGGATATAATGTGTTTGCGCTGGGTACTAATTTTCCACCCTTAGGTGGTGTTGGTGCTGGTTGTGGCTTTTATGATGATGTGTTTGCTGTAGCCTCTAGTACCGTGGCTAGTACCCAGGTTTACGCTACAGACAATGTGGTTACTAACGCCACTCCCGCGTCTTTGTACAACGGTACAACTACTTCTTGGACGTGGCTTACTGATGATGGATACAACATAGATTTACCATTTGACGCCAGGCCAACAATTTTACGAACCTCTGCATTTTCTGGAGCAGTACCGGGGGCTATTCAAACCGCTATCAATTTTCCACCAGTAGCTGTTGCAGACACATACAGCATGACTGCCGGCAACACTCTGGCCGTACCTGCGCCTGGGGTGCAGGTGAACGACACCAATCTGCCTGTGGGCGACACCATGACCTCCAGCTTGGTAACGAATGTTGCCATCGGTACGTTGTCCCTGTCTAGTGATGGGGGCTTCAACTACACACCGCCGATTACGTTTGCTGGTACTGTTACCTTCACCTACAAGGATATCGATAGTTATCTGGCTGAATCTAATGTGACGACAGTAACCATAACCGTAGATCCTTATCCTGTTCCGCCAGATGACGTGGACGAAGACATTTCTTACGGTAACTTGGTGGACACTCTGCCGTTCTTCCGACCAGTGCTCAAAGCGGATTTGTCCGCCATGGTGCGGGTGCACCGCAATACGAACCGCAACCATGTAGATCTGCGCCACTACTTAAAGGATCGTATTCATTGGGAATCCTCACACCGGGTGTGCGAAGTATCAGCGGGGGCTCGCAAAGTGCTCACGCTGGGTGGAGTGCACCGAGCGGCTGGGTTGATTTTGGAGACGGACACGACGGTTAACGCAACAGTGGTACACTACAATGGCGTTACTGACGTTGACTTTGGTGTGACGGTCAGGGACTGTTTGCTGGTTGACAAGGCAAACGTGCGGCGCGTGATCATCAACAACACGTCGTCTAGCACGGCCACGGTGCATATGGCGGTATACGACTAGGAGGACGAAATGGCTTACCCTTACGAGCACAAGAGCACGTACAATCGTCCAGGTGAAACGCTGTTGTTCAAGTTCAACGAAGCAGCTTCTGTCGGTAACACTACCCACTTGTTTACTGTGGATTTGCCATATGGAGCATACTCTATAGGCATCAATGTGTGGTACACTGGGGTAACTGCGGCTAAGACCATGACAGTGGCTGCATTTATCGACCATGCGCAAACTACTATGAGCACCAATTACAAGTTGTTTTCCCCTGGTATTGCTTCTTCTACCAGCGCCATGACTAACGCTTCTTCTGCTGGCGTTAATGGCAAGGTCATCAAGATTCTTAACGATGTTATCGGTTCTGGCGATATAATAATCGCCGCGCATGGCATACGTTTGCAGGTAGTGGCAAACACCAATGCTGGTGACATTGACATTGAGCTAGTTGCGGCCCGAAGGAGTTAACATGTACACCGGGTTGCAGGTTGTCAATGAGGTCGAGGATCGGTTGGGCTGGTCGCAGTCTAGCACGCTGGAAGGCACGCTCAAGCCTGCCACGCGCAAGCTGGTCAGGCTGCTCAATCGCATCCTGAAGAATCTCGTTGCTGTGGAGCAGTGGCCTTTGCTGCGCCAGGAAGGGCACATTCTCACCCAGGCTCCGACACAGGAGGTGATGCTGCTGGAGTTGACCAACGGTAGCACGACGGTGACCATTTCAGCGTTCGATGCTTCGGGGTTCACCTTCGCGGAGTTGCACAAGACATGGGCAATACAGATTACACCCGAACAACCGATCTATCGGATTGCTACTGTCGTATCACCTACGCAGGTGACTTTGAACAAGCCGTGGTTGGGAGACACCCTGCTGCCGTTGGCCGCAGACGAGGAAGGCGTCTCTGTGCGCTTGGCGCAGGACCGCTACGCGCTTCCCGAGGATTTCGACCGCCCGTTCGGCAGATGGCAAGACATGCTCTCCGCGTACCGAATCGATCCCTGCGGGCCGGAAGAGTTCGGCCAGCGTCGGCGTGCGCGGGGCATGATCATCGAGATTGGCGACCCCACGCGGTTCACTGTGTGGGGGCTGGATGAGAGCAACACCTACCAGATGTTGCACCTCGATCCTTGGCCCGTGAAGCAGACGCTGCTCCAGTACCACTATCAGCGTGTGCACCCGGACATCGAGACTGATGATGATCGAGTGCTGTTCCCCCAGCCGCACATGAGCATTGTCATCGAGACGATGCTGATGTTTGCCAATCGGGACTACGAGGATGACACCCGTTTCCAAGACGCGATGCGGGAGTTCCTGCGCCAGTTCAATGCTGTCAAAGGCGAGAACAACATAGCGCAGGATGTGAAGCAGTTAGTGCCCGAGCGTTTTCGCATGCGCTCTGTCAGAACACGGCGGGGCTGGGCGAGGTACGACTACGGTGACTTCTTCGACCGAGTGGGCAACGTCAATCTTCCGTAGGAGCACGGCATGGCCGATGTACGCCAAACGCTGAACTTCATGCCGATGCGCGGTGGACTCGCCACGGCGGGCCAGCGTTCGACCATCGATGAGGGGCAGCTTTGGACGGCTGAGAATATCTGGCCCGACTTGGATGGGATGCTTCGATCCCGCCCAGGACTCATTCAAGCGGGCCAGTACCTAATGGCACCGGGTGCGTTGGGGCTGGGTGAGTCGTTGCGCATCCAAGAGTCGTTTGCCGACCTCAACCAGTGGACCGTTGGTGAGGATGCTGGCACACACAGCTACGCAGTGGTCAGCGGCATGCTCAAGGTCAGCATGACCACTGGTGCATTGTACTTCGGGCGTGTGGCCAGCGACATCGCAACTGGTGGTGCTTGGTCGGTGCGCTTCACGGCGCGATTGATCGGGCCAGCCGGTCCCGATACGGACGGCGGCGATCTGCGCATCATCGCCCGAGGCGCAGCGTTGAACGACCCCATCGAAATCCGCATCAACGCGAACGGGGTGAGCACGGTTGTCGCGGCTGCGCCTGTGCTCCAGATTGCGCAAGCGTTGGATTTGGGTGGGTTCCACACTTACGAGTTCCGCGCCAACTACACCACAGGGGTGTTGCTGCTCTACGTTGATGATGTGCTGGGTGCGACGGTGACCATCGGGCCACTCGACACGGCGACGTTCGAGACTACCTCGACCAGCGTGGAGATCCAGGTCACCTCAGGAACGGAGACTTGGGCCGCAGAGGTCACGGATTTCATGTTTCGTGATACTTTCGACTCCCCCTTCGTCGGTCAATACGTGCGTTCGGTGGGCGACTACAACCGCCGACTGGCCGGGGGATCGGTGCTGCGCAGCGTGCTTGCCGCCACGGGCAGCTATCTCTACGCGGACATCGGTGTACGGGGGGCGTGGCGTCCGATCCTCCAGGTGCGTCCTGGCGACACCTACATGCTCCCTTACCAGGAACGGCTTCTGATCTTTGATGACGATGGCGCGACGACTGCCCGCCTGTTCGCCTGGGACGGTGTGGAAGCTCCTGACTCGGTGGACGATGCTCCCCCGGTGCGTTTCGGCGTAGAATACCGCACCCGCTTGTGGGCGGCGGGGGATCGCGACTTCCCGCTGCGGGTGTACTTCACGGCCAGTCGTCAGTACGACGTTTGGTTCGCACCCGAGTACGATGCTGACGAAACGTTCGATGAGGTGTTCAACGCAGGCTACATCGTGATTCCGTCTGAGACGGGTGACGAGGTTACGGGTCTGTATGGTGACATTTTCGGCGGGCTGTTCATCGTCACACGCAGTGGTATCTGGCGGTTGAGTGGCAGCAGCCCCGCGTCGTTTGCAGTGGAGAGCGTGTCGAAGAAGGTTGGTGGGGAATCTCCGAACGGGCTCACCCAGATTGCTAATGATCTCTACATTGTGGGCCGCTATGGGGTGGTGTCGGTCAGCGGCGTGGAGAGCTTCGGGGATGTGCAGGCAGCGATGCCCAGCGGGGCTATCGCGGACAAGTGGAGCAGTCTCCCAGCCGTGGCGGGACGCCTTGATCGTGGCCAGCTATCAGCCAGCTACTTGGCATACTTGCCTTCGCTGAATGTGGCGCTACTGGGCGCACGCACGGCTGGGTCCAATACCTTGGACGGGATGTATGCTTACTCCCCATTGAACAAGCAGTGGTACGGTCCTTGGGATGTGAACCCCACGTGTTTCAAGGTGGTTGAAGTGGGCGTGCCACCCGTGGAGTTGCTGCTGCACGGACACGAAGATGGGCGTGTGACCTACACTGGCCTGAGTGTGCAGGATGACGGCGGCACGTTCCTGTTGCGCTCCCCCATGTTGTCAGGTCGCACGCTCGATCCTGCGATCACTGACCTGGAGAAGCGGTGGCGCACGCTGCGCCTGTTCATTCTCCCCAGGGTGGCGAAGGACTTCACCGTGCGCTGGCGAGTAGACTTCCTCGATTACTATGAGGACTCCCAGAACCAGCGTGGCGACGAGTTGTTGCCGTACGACACCGATTTTCGCTTGGATGTAGACAACCTGAACAGCGATCAGGATGTGCAAGTGTTGGAAGTTACGCTGGACATCAAGGGGCGCTACTTCCAGTTCGAGATCGAGAGTGACCATGAGTTCATTCTTCAGGGTTGCCAAGTGGAGTTTATGATCAGCCAGTAGGAGTGGGCATGAGCACCTCTTTCAACTTCCCCAAGTTCGTGGAGCGGGAGATTCCGCTTTACACCAAGCTCAATGCGCTGATCGATGCTATCGCGGCGAAGTTTGCGGCTGGTGTTGGTGCGGCTGAACTGTCGTGGCCTTTGACTGCTGAAGGCAATCTCGACATGTCTATCTACGAAATCACTGGTGGGCGCATCATATGGGGCATCGTCAATGCAGGGAACTATGACACGTTGGACGATGCGATAGCGGCGGCTGGCTCCGGTGGAGTAGTCTTTGTGCCTCCTGAGACTACAATAACGGCCAACGGCGCTGTTCTGGCAGGCAGTGGTGTTACCGTCATCGGAGCTGGCCCATCTTCCGTGCTGCGGTTGACGGCAGCCTCTACTAGTGGTTGGCTGCTGGCCACGGCGACTGCGGCACAGACTGGTGTGCTGGTAGCCAACCTCACTCTCGACGGCAACAGTGCAACCGGCACTGGTCAGGTTGGCCTGTTGCTACGCAACGATACATCTGCGTTCGTCAGCAACGTGCATTTCATGAACTTCTCCGGTCCCGCGCTGCGTATCACCAACGACGGCAGCGATGGCTCTGGGTGCTCCCAGGTGACCATCAGCAACTGCACGTTCAACGGCGGCAGCGCCACGCACATCTATGTCGATGACGGTGACGAGATCCTCATCAGCAACTGTGCCTCTAATGGTGCTGGCACCCAGGGCATCGGCATTCAGCCTGGCAGCGCCAGTGCGGCGGCGCGGATCGTTGTCAGTGGCATGACTATTGTATCGCCAGGCACTGAGGGTATTTACGCCCAGGGACCGGGAGCCGTGTTCGCGTCGTCCCCCATTTCGCTGTGGCTGTCCAACGTGCTGGTGGATGGTACGGCTGGTGGCAGTAGCGACAACTTCCGGTTGGGCGACACCGCGAACGTGCTACACCACCTGGAGATGACGAACTGCACAGGCATCGATGCCACCCGCTGTGGCATGACGGTGTGCGCTCGCGGGGGCTCGATCACTGGGTGTCGCATCGAAGGCGCAACCACGGCAGGAATTGATCTTACGTCAAGTGAGCAGGTGGTCGTCACGGGCAACCACATCGAGGGCACGACTATCGGTGTTGATGTGACGGCAGCGGTCGAGTGCTTGGTCACGGCCAACTTCGTGGCTGGGACGGCCCCCGTGGACTACGCCATCGCTGGGAATGCGGTGTATGGCAACATGGGGGCGTTCAATGGAGCCCTGCCCGGTGGCGCGGATGTCGTCACTACTGCCTCGGCCACCTTCACTACGCTGGCTGGTGGCACCGTGTGCACGCTGAACATCCCTGCGGGTGTGCTGCGCCAGGGTAGCCTTGTGCGCGTCACGGCGTATGGCACGGCTACGACGGTGGATGATCCGATGGAAGTGTGGTTGCGGGTAGGCACTGTCGCTGTAGGCAAGATCATCATTCCCGAGAATGTTACGCAGCAGTACATGCTCAATGGCTACTGTCTGGTGTCCAGCAATGCTGGGGATGATGGGCTGAATTTCGGGCACGGTGTGACGGATGCCAACGATGTGATGATGGTGACCACGCCTACGGCGGTCACGGTGGATTGTGCCACGGTGGTGCCGATTACGGTGGTTGTCACAGCGGTGGGTGTGGACATGGACAGCTTGAGCACGGTGGTGCGCGCGATGGTCGTGGAGTACCAGCATGCGCAGTTGAGGACGTTCACGTGAGATTGCACGGCAAAGTGCGGGCAACCGATGATCTGGATATGGGTGGGCACCACATCCTCGATTGGCGTCACCTGTCGGATATCCCCCAGGGTGGCGCCACGAATGGGCAGGTGCTCACGTGGAATGGCGGGGTATGGTCGCCACAAGATGCAACGGGCGGCGGTGGCATCACGGAAGTGTACTGGGGAGACATTATTGATGTGCCCCTGGCTTTTCCACCTGAAGCGCACACACACCCGCTGTCTGCACTCACCCAGAGCGGGGCCACGCCAGGACAGGTTGCCACTTGGAATGGCACTTTGAGTCAGTGGGTGCCTGCCACTTCGACATCTGGGGGTGGTGTCACTTCGATCATCGCGGGCACTGGTATCAACGTCAGCACTTCGGTGGGGGCGGTTACGGTCACCTGCGATCTTACGTGGAGTGAGCTTGCAAGCAAGCCCGCTACCTTTCCTCCCAGTACGCACACGCACACTTTGGCTGACATAACAGATTATGCTAGCGAGGTAACTACCAATATACGGAGATTCAGTATTGAGTACGTTATAGATGGTGTAGGTGCTGTTCTATCTTCTGGCGTTAAGGGGTACGTATCCGTGCCTGCTGATTGCACCATTGTAGAAGCAGCAATGTACGCTGATACCAGTGGTAGTGTGACGGTGCTGTTAGCTTCAACAGACTATTCTGGCCATACTGGCGGTTATGGAGACATAACTGGTGGGCATAATCTATCCCTTAGTTCTGCTAACAAGATGCATGACACCACACTAACTGATTGGACTACTACTCTAGCCTACGACGATTTGTTGCGCCTGTCTATTAGTGGAACCCCCACTAATATGACACGTCTGACTGTTGTGTTGAATTGTGTGAAGGACTAGCATGGCTACTTATAATATAAGTGTGGCAGCTAGTGCTGATGATTATGATAATACTGGTAATAATGCTAAGTTAGTAGCCACGGTTTCAAAAAATCTAGTTCCCCCAGACACCCTAGGGTGGATACGTGTAGATATTGACACCACTTCTCTGCCGAATGATTATTCCAAAATAATAACCGCGTCTTTGCGGTTGTATGAGTATTCATACGTTGCTTCAAAAGGATTAGCTAAGACATACGCTATCCGCATTCTTGATGCTAGTGGCGGTATTGGCGCATCAATCAGTGTCACTTACACCGGCGGATTTCAAACATACAATCTATCACCAGACTATTTTCCACATATAGGACGTGGTGCTGGCACTTGGGCTAAATTTGACATACGCCCACAGTTGCCTGGCACGGTTGGACAATCTAGAATACTCACTCTAGATGGTTACGATTCTGATGCGCTGCATCTAAACAGGGCCTTGTTGACAGTAGTTACAGGCGCAGCAGAGAGTTGTCAGTCGTACATCCGGGGGTGTTAACGTGGTTTGGAGATGGGCCTCTAGTGCTGGCACAGACAACGAGAATATAATGCTGCTATGCAACGCTAGTGGATATGAAGAAATAACCACAGAGGTTCTCAGCAGTGGTGGTAGGTGGTATCTGTGTTATGATGTGGAGAACGATCTACTGTTAGTTGCTGTTTGGACTATCCAAAATAGGACACATGCTTCTATTGACTATCTATCTATACACAACAGCATGCATGGTGTTGGTTTGGGGCTAGAGGCTGTTGTGCGAGTGGCTGATGATCTATGGTATAACAACGGTGTTAGGTACTTCCACGGGCTAGTGTACGATGAGTTTGGGGATTTTATATCTGCCCCAACCAACGCCCTTGTTCCTAGGTCTTTCCAGAATGTCCAGAATTTCTACATGCAACTTAGGACTAGGAGCCAGTGATGGTAGTAGTTAGCAGACTTGTGCTGCTGGGTGATATCCAAACAGCCGTTGATATAATCAACGAGTCAGGCTACTATCCCTGTGTGTCTGTCATAGACTTTGATGATGTTGATGTGTACGGTGTGTTTAAGGACAAGTCGTTAGTAGGTTGCGCTATGGTGATTCACCAAGGCCATCGAGCCTACTTGGACTATCTGTGCATCAAAGCACAGCATGCCGGGTTGGGGTACGCCGTGAGACTGCTAGACTTTATTGCCCAAGACATGTTAGCGTTAGGCGTGACCAAGGTGCATGCGTGTGTCAACGGCACGAACGAAGCAGCCGCCAAACTATCTTCGCGTTACTATGCCAAGGTAGGCTTCCCCTACCTTAATGTGCTGGTAAACTTGGAGGATTGCCGTGGGTAGCAGCAAGGAAACGACCACCACCACGACGACAGTGCCCGGCGCTGGTGGGCAAGAGACGGCAGCCAACGACATCCTGCGCCAGCTTGCCCAAGGTGGACTGTCCCAGCTTGGTGATCTGTCTGGGCTTGCTTCTGGCAACGTGCAGATATCTCCAGAAGATCGGGCGTTCATCGAAGAGATTTCTCGCTTGAGCCAGAAGGCTGCGGCGAACAACATCCGGTCGAATGCCGCCGAAACGATGGGTGCGGTCGAGGCGAACGCGCTGGAGCGTGGCATCGGTAGCTCGACCATCGAAGCGGTGAACAAGGCTGTGGGGATGCGCCAGATGCAGGAGTCGTTGGATCAATCCGCGATTAGCGGCCAGATTACTACTGCCCAGCAATTGCGCGAGCAAGCGTTGTCCAGAGCAGGACTGCAACTCAACGCCAATCAGTTGCTGTTGCAGCGCATCTTGGGTGGTGCTAGCCAGCTATCGGCTCAGGGATTGCAGGAGCGGTTGACCCAAGCAACGACAACTGGTGTGACAGAGAAACCATTTGATTGGGGCGGGGCCATTAATGCGGCGAGTCAAATTGGTTCAGCGGCAGTTGGCAACGCATAGGAGTGCGGCATGGCTATCGATGAAGTTGACAAGGCTAGCGGTGGTTATGCAGATAGGCTCGTAGCGAACAACTCTGTGGACTACAACCCGGCCGACCTAGTGCAGCAACTAGTGGAGTTGGAGAAGCAGTCTGTCGATCTGCGCAACAAGCGCACTGAAGTGCAGGAGTCTTCTCCGCTGGAACGTCTGGGTTCACTCCCAGGAATCCTGACCTTGCTGGCAGGTGGTGGCGCAGCCGCGTTCGGGGGGCAGGGTGGCGCGAATGTTGGTGCTGCACTGATCGGTGGTGCTGTACACGGCGCTCGCGAAGCGAAGGTCGTAGATGAGCAGCGTCTGAATCAGCGCATCCAAGAGACGCAGAGCATCGTGGATGATCAACGTACTCGTTTGGTCACCATGTTGCAGTCGCGCCCCGAGATGTTCTTGGACCCCACCACGGGCAAGTCTTTGGTGGACCCCCGCGCTCTGGGTTACGCGGCTACGGGCTACTTGTTGCCTATCGATCCCGGTGTCAACTATGCACTGACCAAGCAGTCCCAGATGCGGGAAGCGCAGATCAGTATCGGCATCAACCTCGCTACCAGCGGCGACACCGCTGAAAAGCGTGAGCAGGGGTTGGTCATTCTGGGCAATACCATCGGAGTTCCGTTTGACGACAGCATCAAGAATGCCATCCAGACGGGCGACGAGACACAGATGTGGACGGCTATTGCGGGCAGCCCAGACTTTGATGCTCGCATGACCTTACAGGCGTGGCACTGGGCGCTGAACAATCGCAAGCCTGACGGCAGCCCATATACGTTGCGTGATCCCGAGGTTGTGGGGCAACTCATGCCTGCGGCGAAGGAGCGCCTAGAACCTGCGGGGCCTAAGTTCACGCTGGACGACTACACCTTGGATGTGCTTGGCGAGTACCAGCAGGCAATTCAGGGTGTCCCAGGTGCGGAGAGCATGACGCTGGAGCAGCGAGTGGATTACGTATTTGGTAATGACATTGCCAAGGCGGATTTGCTCAAGAAGTATTTCGTTGGCAACAATGTGTTCGATACTGGGCTCAGTGGCAGCATGATCATGCAGTCGATCACCAACACGGCTGGGCAGCTTGCGCAGTTGTACGCGATGAGTCCTACGGCTGCCGCAGCACTAGGGGTGACTTCGCCGGAAGACATCATCAAGCGTGCCTATGCGATCACCCAGGAAGCGATCCCGCGCTTGGTGGAGGGGGTCAATGCTACCGTTGCCCAGGATCAGGGTTACTCGATGCGGCGGATGGAAGAGGCGATCATGATGGCGTATCCTGATACGGACCCGTTCCAGGCGACAACCATCGCAGCGCAGCAGATGGCAGCGATTCGTGAGGCTGCTACTAAGAATGGCTACGTGGACAATGCTGCCTTTACGGCTGGTGTGGCGGCGTACATCAAGAATCCGACGCTGCCTGGAGGAACGCAGTGATCAAGCCCACTGATACGCAGGGTAGGCGCAAGCGGTACGAGGAACTGCGCAAGATCGGCCTCGATTCGCGGGAAGCGGGCATCGCCACATTTCCTGAGATGCCAGCCGACACTGCCGAAGCGCATGGGCAAGCGTTGATACCCACCCCCGAGGTGTTCGCGCCTGACGCTGTGAAGCCCCGCGACTTGACTCGCGAGATTTCTGCTCCAGGTATGCGCGACCGCGTGGCTGCGCAGGGCTTGCCCCCGGATGTTGCGCAGGCCATGGCTAACGCTGCTGTGGAACGCGCTTCGACAGTGGCTACGCCTGAAAACGTGATGAACTACGACCGGCTGGATGTGTTTGAATCTCGTCTGCGTGAGAAGGTCGGCAACTTCATCGTGGACAACAGCAGCATCATCGAGGATTGGAAGGCTGACAACACGCTGCTGTTGAGTGCTGTTGGCTCCTTGTTCTCTGGTGTGCAACAGTCGTGGTTCAGCTTCATCTCGGGGGAGAATCACGCGGATGTTGTGGACCGTCTATGGCCTGATGTGGATATTCGTGATGATGATAACACTATTCAGCGTAAGGCGATGGTGCCTTATGCCATGCGAGCCATTGGCACGCGCATCGCTGGGCAATTCATGCAGACGCTCAACATCGGGCCGCACCGGGCTATGATCGATAAGGCTCGTCAGATGGGTGGCGAGGTTGCGGAGAGCATGCACGAAGACATGCTCACCGGACAGCGCGTCAGTGAGTACAACCTGATGGGCTACGGAGCCTTCGCCAACAAGCTGCCTCTGTCGGGCACCCCGGAGCGCGAGGTGTACGACAAGGTGATTCGCGACGAAGTGTCCCAAGAATACATGGAGTGGAAATACGGGGACAATCTGCTGGGCAAGGCTGCGATGTACTTGTTCCCGGTGTTCAATGCGGGAAGAGACATCTTTGAAGATCCGACCATCGTTTTGTCTGAAGCTCCCAAGGCGATGGTCACTGGGGCCAGGATGGCGTTGCCCGCTTCCACAACTGCTCGCGTGACCGGAGCGGTTGCCCGGAGAACTGGGCGAGTATCAGACCTGACCACGGCTGTGAAGGACGCGGAGAAGTGGATGGAGACGGCTGGAGACACGCTGGTCAAGCAGCCGACCAAGAACAACGCCATGCGCCTGCTTCACGCGCAGAAGAACATCCAGCGCCTGAAGTCGGATCTCGCGGGGGCGCAGGCTGCACTGTCGGAGAAGGTGCGCCTGCGCACGGCACCGCGCATTCACCCCGACCACATCCAGCCGATTGCCGACGTGTTCCTGGGCGCAGCCAAGGGAACGCGTACGGCGCTGACTCGGGATTTCATCCGCAGGCAGACGAGTGTGGCCACGAAGACGGTTAAGCGGCTGGAGAAGCAGATCGAGCGGCTCAAAAAAGGGCCGCAGGCCCAGGGTGAGTTGTTTGAAGCTGCGGATCTTGGCGAGGATCTGCCCACGCTGGAGCGCCAACTGGCGTCCGCCAAGCAGAACCGGCTGGAGTGGGTGGAGACGCGCAAGTCGTTCAACCTTCGCGCCAGTAACCCACGCGGAGCGCGGACAGAAGCATTCCTGAAAATGGAGCGGATGAAGCAGGGGGAGTACCAACCAGATGCTATTGCATTGGGCAATGCTCCCTTAGGTGAAGCACGCACTGCCGCTTTGCGCAGTATCCATGAAAACATCCAGCGTGGTATTGAACAAGGTGCGCCAGAGGATGAAATAATCCAGTGGGAGCATTTGTTCTCCCAGGTGTCTTCTGGAACAGAACAGCTATCAGACCCATTGGTGCGTCCCACCATCACGGCTCGCGACATCATCGCCCAGAACATTGATGACGCTCGCCGTACTGCCTTGAGCGCAGACCCTACCCCTGTGCGAGCTTATGGCATGGACAGTGATGATCCCGTGCAGCTTCGGCAGCGGCTGGCACTGGGGCCGGATCAGGCCGAGGAAGCTGGCGAGGCCGCTCGATTGCTGGCGGCTGGTGCTGATCTGGACGATGTCACCTTCCGCGGCTTGAGCATTGATCTGTACAATAGCAGCTATGGTTCGCGGATGCGCCCTGAGCGTGCTGGTGAGGACATCGCCATCGAGGATGCGTGGCTGGGAGAGGAAGCACTGCGCACCAAGATGGAGACGGCGCTGTGGCAGCAGACTGTTGCGGAAAAAATGAGTGATAAGTTTGCGGCTGCGCTGTACCCGATGACTTGGAACAAGCGGGCTCCTTGGATGCTACAGAAGATTCGCGAACCGATGCGCGTCTTGCAGTCCGTGAATCCGAAGTTGTACACCCGTGTGCACAACGCTGTGCATGCGCAGGAATTTGAACTCATGCGCATGAACGAGCTTTTCAGCCGCGAGCTTGAAGTGCTGGGCGTCAAGGTGCGTGTGGCTCCGCGTAGCACGGGTAGTTCTGTCGGCCCTGAGTTCATTGTCAATGAGCGCAAGGCTAAAGAGTTCTATGAGTTGATGAACATGGACCCGACCACGGACAAGTTCCTCGATTCGTTGACTGCGCTTCCCGAAGAGGCCCAACGGTCCATTCGGCGCATCCGGCAGGAACTCGATTTCGGCAGCAACAAGCTGGGCATTTCCCAGACGGACAAGCGCATCGAGGGTTGGATCTCGCATGTGTTCGATCGTCGCTGGTTCGATGGTGGTGCACGCCCTAGCGAGTTCAGCGACCTTGGTGCTACGGCTGAAGTGTTCATGCAGCAGTTGCTCACGCGTGAAGACAAAGGTGGGTATGTCCCAGATCTGGCGCTTGCGTTAGACACCTACACGCGGGCTCTGTCGCGCAAGCTGCACATCGAGCCGTTGCTGCAAGACCTAGAAACGGCCGCTAAAGTTCATCTGCGCAGCACCAAGGGCCAGGATGCTTGGTTTGTGGCTTATATCGATGATATGATCAACAATTTCAAGGGTAAGCCGTCTTTGGCTGGTCAAGTGGCTGACCGTGAAGGTGCGGCCATGCGTGCCCATCTTAAAGGATGGGGTGTGGTTGAGAGTGGCACACGCAAGCTGGGTGGTATGTTGGAGAGGGTGGGCGAGTACACGGTAGCCAGCAGCAGCAAGCTGGGACCGGGCAAGCTCGGCAAGGCCATCGAGGCTGTGGGCACCCAAGTGATCGGCGCTGGCGAACAGATGGCCACCAAGGGTCTGCCCCAGTACGTCGCGGGGGATGCCTCGCGCACGGCGATGGGTGTTTCCTCGCTGGCTTACTCCAGCGTCCTGAGCGGGAATAAGCGGTACTTCCCCATGGCGGTGGCTACGGGTCTTGCCACCACTGGTGCTCGCTATGGGATATTCAACACCCTGCATGGCATCATGATGATGGCCACCTCCGAGGGACGCACTCTTGCCAAGACCGCAGGGATCGACCGCCAGTGGTTGCAGATCATGGAGGCCCCCGCGTGGAAGAAGGCTAGCGAAGCGGCTAGTAAGGCATGGGTGTTCGGTCCCTCGATCCATGCGACCGAAAATTTGGTGCGTGGTTGGACGTTCCACGCAGCCCTGGGTGATCTCATGCGCAAGCAGGGGCTCAAGTCCTGGGATGATGTGGTCGAGGCTGGCCTGGGCAACAGCTTCTTGCATGAAGCTACCCGCGCCACCGAGGAAGTCAATCATCTATTCGGCCAGCTTGGCAAACCAGCTACGTTTGGGCGCTATTCTCGGTCTGTGTCTGTTGGTCTTACGCAGTTCTTGAGTTTCATGCCCAAACAGACAGAAGAGTTGTTAGCACAGACGATGACCAATCCTGGTTACATTGGACAGTACATGATGATCTCGGGCATGCTAACGCGCATCGGCTCTGAGGTGGGGATTGATCTCACAGAGTATGTGGGGTTCGGGTATCTCCCCAGCAAGGTGTCTGAGTTGCAGACCATCGCGATGGAGACGGCAAATTCTTTGGTGTCATTGACCGGCAACATCGGCTCATTCGCCCTGGGCTCTGGTGATCCGGTCAAGACGAAGCGTAGTGGTGAGGATTTTCTGCGCAACATGGCCAACTTCCTGCCCCTCTATACGGCCACGCGCCAGACGGGCAAGATGATGGAGATGTTGCGCACTGGGGCTCAGTTTGCTGGCGGCACCAAGGTTCGCGATGTAGATCTGGGGCAATTCGAGTGGGATGCTAACGCGAGTGTAGCGAGCAATCTCGCTGATATCCCCTCTGGACTCGTGCCCCAGACGGGGGCATCAGCCCCCACGGAAATGGCCAGCGTACTGTCGAGCATGAACAGTTTGCAGGGGCGCTTGGAACGACAGCAGTTCGATGCCATGCGCAAGAACGCCTTAGAGAAAACGTACTACATCGAGAGACTCGCGGAGGATCTCAGCGAAGCCGTGCGCACTGGCGATAATCGTGCCTTCGACAAGACTATCATGAAGATGATAGACGAAGGAGTGATTCCCAGTGATATCGCTAACATGGCGGGTAGGGAAGCCATGCAACTGGTGGTGCCGCGTATGCTGCGTGAGCAGATGCGGGATACGCGCCTTCTGCTTAACAACACCGAAGACATCCAGCGCATCGACCAGATGTACGACATGCAGTTTGGCCGCTGAAGCTGCTAAAGGCTTCCGAATTTACGTGGAGGGTAAGTTGGCCAGAGAAGTAAGTGTAGCGGAACGCATGGGCTACATGCTGACCATCTTAGGTTTGATGATCACGGTGCTGCTGTTCGCCATACCGGACAGAGACAAGGTACTCAACAGAATCACCAGCATGGAAGCTGCGATGAGTCTGTTGGTTGATCAGAAAGCTGAGATAGCTCACCTGAAAGAAACGGATGCGGAGATACTTCGTTTGCTGGCGCAGATGAAGGAGCGGCAGGAAGCTAACACTGCTGACATCAAGGAAATCGAGCAGAGGTTGAAGTGATACACTACAGACGGTTGGTGTTGTCGCTGGTGGCCGAATTGTGCATCTTCACGCTGGAGTTGGTGCATCTGTGCCTGACTCAAGAGGGTCCGTCAGAGCAGGGCATGGCTGCGATGGCGGTGATCGCTGGTGCGCACTATTACTACGATAGTCGCAACAAGGTGGCCCGTGCTAAAGCGGGCATAGCTACGGAGGTAGATTGATGGGCAGCTTTCTGGAGAACTTGTGGAACAAGCTGATCAGCAACCTGGGTCAGTTCGGTGCGCTGCTGGGTGTCGTCATCGGCCAGTTGAGCACCGCGATCAAGGCGCGGGATGTCGCCAAGATCAACCGCATTTGCGATGACCTGGACGAGTTGGCGGGCGACCTCACCACCCTCACGGTGCGCCTGCGGGCCAACGTGGCGGATGGGGTGCTGACCGCTGCCGAGGGTGCGGCCAGTGCGCTAGACCTGGAGGAACTGATCGCGGATCTGGCGAAGGCCATCGCCAAGCACCCGGAGTTGAAGAGCCAGTTGGCTCAGGTGACGCAGCAGGCCCAGGTGCTCGCCCAGGACCGGGTGGAGATTTTCAAGGGTGCGGGCAGCGGCACCAGCGCTGCGGGAGCCCCGCCCCAGCCTGCGGAGCTTCCGACGCCGCCCAAGACCCCGGCCCCGGTGGCTGCGCCGATTGCCCCGGCCAAGCCCGCGCCCACCCCGGCCCCGCTCGCGTCGAAGGTGCAGAAGGGCAAGTAACCCCCCGAACTTGGGGGTAGCCTGCAACGAACGGCCCCCTGGCAGTCCCATGGTAGCGGCGTCAAGCAAAGATTTCGCTACGGGGCTTCCAGGGGGCTTCTCGCTGGTGCGGCATGCGGCATCAAAAAACCTAATCAAAACCACCCTGGGTTGCCCCGCAGAGGATGCAGTAGGTATGCTCGCGGGTGATGCAGAACACATCGCAACCGCAGGCACACACCCACCGCTCGCCTTCGTGGTCGATGAAGTGCTGGAACAGCCCCTTGCGCAGCCCGCACTCTGGGCAGATCAGCGTGGCATCACCTACTGGAGCGACAGCTACCCAATCGTGACCGCATGCCATGCAGTGCGCACGACCAGACAGGTGGGGGCGGTGCTCATCCAGATTGATGATGTCGGCCATCAATCAACCTGCTGCGTTGGAAACTGTAGCTCGGGTGGCGGGTCACCCGTGCCGGGACGGCGAGCGGGCACCTGGGGTCTGTTGTCCCACTCTGGGGGCAGGGCTGGGCGCACGCAAGGGCACACATCCACATGTGGGGCCACCCCGCGCAAGCACAGCGGGCACTGCCAGCCGACCGATGGCTCTGGGTGTATTAGAGTCACACCTAGCGCATCTCCGCATTGTGGGCAATTACACTCTGCATAGTAATGCACATTAGGGTTGGTGCACCAACCGCATTTCAAGCATATCTGGGTACGTGTCTCAGGCATGCTGCTACTCCCTTACCAATTCGTAGTGCATTAGGTCGTTCCACTGTTTTTCGCGCACATCGAAATCTCTGTCCCAATCCCCTCCCCAGCGAATCCGATGAGTGATGATTTTTTGTTGGTACAACTCAGCCGCAACTCCCCGCACTACACCAGCAAAGTGGTATATGCCAGGTATGTAATTCCAATCTATGTGAGGTTGAGATCTGTAGTAAGGCGCAACATCAACAGCTAAAGATGGCATAGTGTTGTGCCTAGAGTTGGGCCAATCTAACTTACTCTTACCATCGATGAACGCTTGGTGCTGCGCGTGTTGGTCGCGATACCCGCACAACAAGATATGATCTGCGCCCAACTGAAGAACGTGACTAAACACAGATTGCAGATCTATGTGCAGGGTAGCTAGCACTTTGCGCGACATATCACCGTAAACAGGCATCGTTCATCCCTCCCCGCCGCCGTCCGCGGCTACCAATACTCGTACCAGTCGAGACGATCTAACAACCGTGACGCCTCTTCCCTGCCAACTCCAACTCGCAGCCCGAGCCACACGACACCGAAGCCAATCGTGCACAGGGCAAATCCTACCCATTCACGGAAGGTCATGATCCCTCCCCGCCGCCGTCGCGAGGGGCGGCCTTAGCCGATCTCCCCGGACGCGATTGTCCGTGCTGCTGATGCGCCGTGTCGTTGTTCGCTTGCACCATCACATCTGGCCGCGTGTATTCGGGGTGTAGCTTTGCAGCCGCCATGCAATCATCGCAGAACGCTCCTTCGTGGAGCGACAGTTTGCGGCCACATCCACCACGATTTATTGGGCAATTCATGTTTATCTCCTGTCAGGTGCGCAGCACCTACTTGATCCTCAACGAAGTACCCTGCTCGAAGTGTGCCCCAGGCACGGCTTGGTCCGCACGCAACGCATCAGCGATAGCGGACTTGTGCACGATCACTTCTTGGTGCACCAGAGGTGCATCCTTGACGCTCAACTTCTTCTCCAGCCGCCGCCACACTTCCAGCGGCATCGCGACGTTGACCGACTTGAAGTAGCTGGGGATCTCGTTTTCGTTGTCGATGACGACCGAGGACGGGTTGTTCGCCACGCTCACCTGCATGGTAGCGCACGGCACCGACTTGATGCCCATCGAGATGAGGCAGCGCTTGAGGTACTCGCGTACTCGGTTCTCACCATTGGTGGCTTGCTTCTTTAGCGCCTGTAGACGTTTGATCTCGGTGTCGATGGTGGTCGCAGCCAGCGCGTAGTTGAGCACCACCATGGCGGTGTTCTGGGTCTTGGTGGCGAGGTCACCCTGGAGTTGTGCCCAGCGTTCCATGAGTGTGGGGGTTAATTCGCCTTCGGCTTCCAGGATATCGCGAGTTAGCGCGACGTATTCTTCACTCAGTTCGTACAAGGTTGGGAGTGCCACGGTAGTACCTCAATGGTTGATAGGGTTCAAGGTGTGCTGTCCAGGGCCAGTGCAGTACGCCGTCATCTGTGGTGCGCACCAAGTAGCTCTCGATTTTTCGTGATCTACATGGTGCGTCTTGCTGGAGGAACAAGGATTGATCTGGTGTAGTGCCAGCGCGCAGCACACGTATCACCACGCCGACATACTCGCGAACGTTCTGGCTGTTGCGCTGGCGTCTCTTCCAGCACACTGGGTCGCCTACGTAAAATTTCATAGGTTAACTTAGAGGGGGAGCCAGCGCACTCCCCCTGGTTGTCGGTGCTAGTGCCTCAACCACCAAAACAGGTCGATCAGCGCCAGACCGATGAAGATGAGTTCGCGTTCCATGAATCACCTCCCTAGTCGTCCAAGGGTTTTGTCAACGCGACCCACACAATGCGGGCCAGCAAAAACAACACACCTATGCTAGTGAGCGTGTTCATAATGATACCACTCCGACCACTCAGACCATGGCCCACTACGCCCCAAGCTGTCTACGCCAGCTACAGCAACACGCAGGCTGTCCATGTCTGTGGTGATGTAGAACGTAACGAGAGTGGTGTACACTTCGCCGCGCTGTTCGGCACGGACGATGTACAGCGCAGGTTGGGTGCCAGAATCGGGGTATGTCCACGTGAACTGCACGGTGTCAGGTACGGTTGGGCACCCCCACTGATAGAACCCATTTCTGGCCAGGATAGACACGCACTCCAGCACAGTGCAGTTACCCTCATCACCGCCCAACCCTTCAGTGGGCGGCGGTGGCGTCTCCACCATTGGGATCTTGTGACTCGTCCCCGCTGCACAACCCACCAGCAGTAGCAGCACCATCAAGATGTTCATCTTCATCTTGTTCCTCCACGGCCACGGAGTATTCAGCAAGTGCCAGTGTCAGGGCGGTCATCGTCATGGTGGACAGGGGGAAAGAGTTCACCAGATCGAGGATGTCTTGCGACATCGCTTCGATAGCCTTGCAATCTTCGGGGGAGTAGCTGGTGCACATCCACTCTCGGAACTCGATCAGCTTATCCCTCATGATCACCACCGGCCCTGAAGTGGTCTTCAACTAGCTTCTGCGCTTGGAACAGGGCAGCAACAAATAGCTTGCTGTTAGCTCCGAACGCTCGCGTGGATACACTACCATCTTCGTGCATCACTGTCAAAACAGCACCGGGTGCTGCGGTCAGCAGTGCCTGCATGTCAGCACGCATCAGTTCGGCTTCCACCGTGGCCTGGGGCGTACCATCTGGTATTCGCTTGTGCATGTTGGTCCCCCTATGGCCCCCAGGCACAGCGCCCAGGGGCCATGTAGTGCAGTCAGCGTGCGCCGTAACACACGTGGCGGTTGTTGTACTCGCCCACCTTCTCGCGCACCGCAGGCAGCTTGCCCTTGTGCTTGCGGGCGTAGGTGAAGCCGCGATTGCCCCAGGAGCGAAGCTTGCTCACGGGCATGCGCACCTGGAGCGACTTACCAGCATTGGCACCTTCGGGCTGATTGAGCACAGCGCAGAAGGCATACTGGTCATCGCAGAGCAGCACCAGGAACTCATCGCCATTGACGATGTTCGTCCAAATTTGCCCAGCAGCGGGCTCGACCTTGTTGATCTTTTCGTACGGCACGCTAGTCCTCCTTGAGATGCGGGTTTTTCCAACCCACGTACAGTTCGTTCAGGTGCAGCAAGACGACCTCTACCTTGCCTGCACTGGTCGGGATCTCATGCGTCGATCCCGCATACGAGTTGAACGACACTCGATGTCCAACCGTCACCCCATGCACGAAGTCTTCATCGACACGGGCCTCGAAGCCAAGTCCCAGAGCCACGACTGTGCCTTCGCGGGGGCGATGCTTTGCACCTTCGGGGATGATGATGCCCCCAGTGGTAGCACTAGCAGCTTCATCACGAAGCACAGCTACGCGGGGGCCGAAGAACACGACACCCTGTTCCTCGATAGCCTTGACCGTGGCTAAGTAGAGATTCTTCGGAAACGGCATTGCAACCTCCTATGCGCAATGGTAGAACATTTGGAAGCTATTGTCAACGAGCCTTCTGTGGCTTCCACACCGCTCCCTGACCAATAGCATGGTCGATGTACCTGGGCTTGATGAGGCGAAGCGCGTCATCGCTGGCGATGGACAGGTCAGGGTACACACTGCCGATAGCCTGGGCGTCAGCTAGGTGTTCACGTAGCGCGCCGATGTCTGGCCGTTTAGCCCAGACAGACCTAGAGATGATGTCATCCTTGGTTGCGTTACCGTAGCCAGTGAACACGCTCTTAGCTGTTCCATTGTGCACCACCCCTAGCCACACTTCGGCACCACGAAGGTCGAACAGCATCTGCTCATACGCCGATATCTGGCGCATCTGCACCATGAACGTCTTGATAGATCGAATACGCCTAGCGGGTGCGCCGGGAGGGGCGTTGTGGTTCTGCGGGCTCTCGTTGAAGAACGGGAGTTCCAGCATCACGCACAACGTCTTGATCTCGTACGTGTCTATCCACCCCTGTATCACCCCTCTCAACCACAAGGTCAGGCCGCGCACCCGATGCTGGATGGGATCACGTGCCTCTCTGTCCTCGGCTACTTCCGCTGCCAGTGGTACGTCGTCGGCCAGCAACACGACCGCTGTGCACACTCCCGGATCGATCCCCACTGCCCACCTCTCCGGTTCCATCCTCGGCTTCGACATCCTTGTCCTCCCACGGCTTGATGATCATTCGGCGCAAGTCACTGTGCAGCCAGATTAAGGGTAGTGCCGTGTCCTCACGTTGCTTCATCACCTTCAAGCGTACACAGTTATTCTCCAGTTCCATCTCACCTTGATTGATGCCTAACAGAATGTCCGCGCTCTTCACCGTCTCCCAGCACTCCGAGATGTCTTCTCGCGTGAACGTGTAACGATCCGCACCCTGGCGGTTGATCTGCCACGCCGTGATGATGGGCACATCCAGCACGTTGGCTACGCGGCGAAGCTCCGTCACCATGTCGCCCAGGAACACGTGCTTGCCGCTGCCCTTGCCGTAGGTCACCTCGTCTGCCGACATGATCTCCATGTAATCGACCATCACGTAATCTATCGGCACACCCTCCGAGCGTAGTAGCTCCACATCGGCCTGGAGCATGCTGGGAGTGAACTTGCTGAAGGCGTAGTCGTGGATGTGCAGCGAGCCGCGCATCTTGCTGCGCTCTGCGGACACCAGATCGCGTGCGTTCAGCAGTTCCGAGTTGGTCAAGTGCGTCAGGCATTGGTAGTGCCTTTGCCAGCATTTGCTGCGTCTGATTTCGAGGGTGACGCCGAGCACGTGGCGACCGTACTGGGCCGCATTCGTCGCAGTGCGCCAGAGATAGCTAGTCTTGCCGCGACTAGGGGGAGCAAGAAAAGCCAGCAACTCGCCAAGACCAACTCCACCCATGAGGCAAGCATCCAGTTCAGGAGATAGACCCAGAGGGACAGCATGTCTCTCCAGTTCTGCATCCCCTGGTAGCGGAGCTTCCATAGACGAAACGGGACGGCGCATCTCGCCGTGTGAGATTCTAGCTGCATCTGCCATGAGCTTTGCAGGTACAGCGTAGTCAAATGATGGGCTGTCTCCGTGCGACACAACCATGCGAGCGGATCGAAGCGCCAGCCCTTTGGCTGCGTACCTACAGATGAGTGCTGCAACTGTCTTCTCCTGCCGAATGTTCGTCGCCGCAATCGCAGTGATCGCTTCGTTGAGTTCGGCGTATCTCGTCGTATTCTCTGACGCGACTGAGGAAAGAGCCGTCCGTAATAGGGACGGGGTTATGTTCCCCTCCGTCGTATGGTGCAAAGTCGAGAGTAGTTGATAGATTGCAGCCGCAGTCGTATTGGGAAACGAATCTATCGTGATAGTCTGCCGGAACTGGTTCCATGTACGCTTGCGGGTTAGTGCGTGAAGGGTTGTTGCCAGCATCAGATCCATTCTTACGCCCCCAGGTCCGTAGCAGGTACATGATCACGCCCCAGTTTTCACGAAAGAAGTAGTACAGCCACATACCCAGTATGGCGCAGGCACCTCCTATGATTACTTGGATTACCATTGTGTGCTCCAGATCACCAAGAAGTAGAGTAGTGCAGCAGGAACTAGACCGTCGCATGCGCAGAAGCACGCCCATAAAAACTCGCGCTTCAACATCACCAACGCCTCCGCGGTCTATCGCACAGAGCGATCAAAAACCCCAGCATGCCTATAGCAAACTGAAGACGCTCGACATCGTTCAAGCCCTGAAATAGATCAAAGCTCTTCCACATGTAGCACATCTCCTAGCTGGGGATGCCACGCATGGGGCTCTTTCCCCTGGGCACGCCGCCGGTCTGCTCCGTGGCACATGTGGTAGAAGTCGCACAGAGTGCATGGCTTGCTGCCGTCCAGGTATTCCGGCTCAGGGGCCGCTGTTAGCTCCAGCGCCCGCTGGATGTTGGAGAACCTGCGCAGCGTGGTTGTGTGCAGCTTGGCGTCGAAGTCGTACACTACCCCGCCCAGCACACGGTCAGCGTGATTGCGCTCATGCAGTCCGATGGCACACTCAGAGCGATCCTTGAACACCAAGTAGCCCTGGTGAATGCCGAACATGTCCATGCACAGATTGAGTTGGGCCTGATGTTCGGGGGCTTCACGCTGCAACGCACCCCGCACAGCGATCTCGCCACCGCCCCCAGAGAACGCCTCTAGAAACGGCTTGAGCTTCCAGAAGCCCTTGCTCTTGATCTCCAGAATGTGCTTCACACCACCGATGCGGATGACGCCATCCAACCGGGCAGCTACCTTGAACTTGATCCCGTTGAAGACGTACTCCACAACCTTGTTCATCGTCTCAGTCTGGGTGCCGTCCTTCTCGAAACGCACACCCATGATCTTCACCCCATAGCGCACCAGGAAGTCGCGCACCATGTCGTGATTGTAGTCACCGTCCACGCCATAGTCGTCCAGGCGTGGGTCACTGGCCTTCGGGATGTACCCAGCCAACCGGAAGTACACCTGTCGTACACAGGTGCGCACTTCACTGGCGCGGAAGTTGGGACGGGGCGCTTTGTACGAAGACAACGCCTTGATGTTCTCCAGGCGTCGGCGCTCGTAGATGCGCTGAATGGGATCAGCCACCATGTTCGTTCTTCTTTTTGAGGGTGATTTCCAGATCGGGGAATCGTTCAACGATGTAGTTCAAGCCCCTCAAGTAACCTTCTTCATGCTTCAGGTGCATGCGTTGCCGTGCGACAACCATTGCCATCACAGACGCAAACAACGAACAGCACATCGCAGCAACCATCAGTGGTACATTACGGTTGTACGCTTGTAGCGCTGTGTTGCACCACGATATAACAGCACACACCTGGGTGACGGTTACCCAACTCACGGCGGCTTCCTCCCCGCGTTGGCTTCCTCATCGGTGCCATGCAGCTTGTTGAGTTCAGCGTGCTCGTCTAGTCCCTGAGAGCACACAACTACTGGGGTGCCTGTGTGGGCAACAAGCCTACGTAGCTCATTAAGTAGCTGGTGTATCCTATCCATGTCGAACCTCCAAAGTATTTGGGGCGGGGTGGCCCCAGACCCCTGAGCGGTATGCACCCCGCCCCTCGCCAGCCGAATGCTGGCGATGCCATCGGTAACGAGCGAGAAGTTGTGCGCTGCCCCTTAGCCGATGGCCTTCTGGATGCGGTCCCAGGGGAGATCAGGGAACGTGCGATGCAGCGCACGCTTCTGATCATCGATGTTGTAGATCGTGGGAGCGAGCTTCTCGAACACGCTCTTGGCACAGTTCTTCTCCCACCGAGGATCTACCTTGTCGAGCGGCACCTGGAAGCCAGTGGGCTGGACGAGATAGCGGGTGTCGTTCTTGCCGGAACCCTTGCGATTCACGGTGATCGACTGACCCTGGTCGGGATCGGGGAACATGGGCATGCCGTTGTCACGCGCCGTCTGGAGCATGACCGACATCTGGGAGCCCGTGTTGGGGGTGAACTTGGCGAGCTTCGGCCCATGCCAAGTCTTCGACGCCACATCGAATACGTAGCACTGGACGTAGACGTACTCGCTGGCGCGGATTTCCTCCGCGATCTTCTGCACGATGCCATCCGGCTGTTCCTTCGCCCAGCGGATGAAGTCGCAGATGTAGCACTGGCCGTCACCGTGGTACTCCAGGCAGGCCGGGGCCATCTTGCGCTCGCCCGTCTCAGCGAGGATCTGGTAGTGCAGTCGAAGCTTGGTGAACAGCAGCCCGCTGCCGTCCAGCGGCGGCACCACACGCAGCGTGGTCGTGGTGTTGGCGTCGAACGTGACGAACTCGCTGTTGCGCTTGGTCAGGGCAGAGGATGCGTCGGCGTCGATCTGGTAGTTGGGCTTGCGGGCTCCGCCCGTGGACGGGGCCGATGCGGTGGTCTTGGTGGTGGTCTTCTTGGTGGCGGCTTTCTTGGTGGTGGTTTTCTTGGTGGCCATGTCGAGTGTGCCTCTTGGTTAGAGTGGTGGGAGCCAACGCCCCCGGTTGTTGGGTACAATGCTACACTGTTCTACAGAAAAAGTCAAGCCTTTTTGCGCGTCTTTTTGGGCTTGAAGTCCTTCCAGGCGACCAGTTCTCCCCAGGATTTGCCGATAGCGACATCAGCAATCAGGGGTACAGACAGTCGTACGCCCCACCGCCCCAGGTTAGGAGACTCAATGGCCTGAGTGATGAGGCGCACGACCTCTTTTTCTTCGCCGGGATAGGTGTCTACCACGATGGAGTCGTGCACCTGGAGAGCGATGACGGACTTCATGCCCAGGTCCGTCAAGGAATTGTCCAGATCGATCATCGATTGGAACGTGCAGCAAGCCGCACCGTTCTGCACCATGTGGTTCCAGGCTTGACGCTCGACGCGGAAGCCATCCCAGGTGTTCCAGCCAGCGGGCTTGCGGAACAGGCGACGGTAACCGAATAGGCTCTCGGCATAGAGGTGCTTCTTCACCTCCAGCTTGACCTGCTCGATGTAGGCGTACAACTCGGGGAATGCCTCGAAGTACCGACGGATCATGTCCTTCGCCAGCGGCTTGGAGATCCCCAGCGTCTTGGCGAGGGTGTTGGCCCCGCCACCGTACAGCACCAGGAATGTCAGCTTCTTGCAGTGCGTGCGCTCCAGCTTCGTGACCTGATCGATAGGCTTCTGAAGGAACATCGAAGCCATCGACTTGTGCACATCTTCACCCGAGGTGAGCGCGGCCAGCATGGCGCGGTCCTGGGAGAGATGGGCGGCGATGCGGATTTCGGCTTGCGACTGATCCGCCTCGATGATGTGCCCGCCTTTGAAGCGCGAGATGTACTGGCGCTTGATGTTCAACTCCAGAGGGATGGGGTGGTCATCATCCGGCTCTGGCTTGCGTGGCACGTTCTGCATGTTGGGGGACTGCGACGAGAGGCGATACGTTTCCACCACATCTTCACGGTATGTGGTGTGCACGTAATGACACCCTCCGTGCGTGACGATATGCTTCTCTCGCAGTCCCTTGACGTACGTACCGTGCAGCTTTTGGTAGCGACGGTACAACAGGATCGTCTCGATCACCGGATGCTTGTGGGCTTCACGCTCCAGCACTTCGGCATCGGTGTGGTAGTCGTCATCGTCTTCATCCTTGCGCAGCTTGTACGGCACATCAACGAACTGACGACGCAACTTCTGCTTGGTCAGGTTGATGTTGGGGATGGCACGCATCAGAGCGTCGGCCATCTGATCGGGGCTGTTGGGGTTGATCGGTCCCAGCACTGCGCAAATGGCTGCGCGTAGCTGGGTGAGCCCCCTGTCGAACGCTTGGTCTAGCTCATCATTGATGGCCGGATCAACCCGTGCCCCCCGACTCTCCATCCGGGCCAGCACCGGATACAGAGCCATAGATAGGGCGAAGGGGCGGTCCAGTTTCGCCTGGGCGAGCTTCTTGCGCTGCTCGATGGCAGCAGCGATGCTTGCCTCACCATCACCCCCACAGTATTGGTACTGTTCGGAATCCGTGACATGCTCCCAGCCCCCACGTTTCTTGACGAGCGCCCGATGTTCCTTGCTGTAGTCCCCCAGCCTAGGCAGGTAGAGAAACGTCAGCGACTTCAGATCCGTCAGCGGATTGGTGCAGTCCAGCACGTGCTCCGCTACGCTGGTGTCGTGCATGTTGCGCATCGTGTAGCCGAAGCGGTCCAGCCAGCGGTAGTCGTACTTGATGTTGCTACCACACTTGATGATGCCTTCGCTCACGATGATGCGTTGCAACCACGCTGGCAGTGTGCTATCCATGCGGGCCTGGACAACCCACGCACGCCCCACCTTGTCGGTGACGACGCACATCCTAATCCGAGCGTCCGTCTGCCACGGATCAAGACCAGGGTAGGTTTCTAAGTCCAGGCCCACGATGGATGGCTTCGCCTTGAGCGGGCTGGTGTTCCACTCAGGCGTGTCTGGGAGAAGGATCGTGTACTTGCCCCACTTCGTTGGCTTGATGCCGAACAGCCCAGCCGTCGTGTCGAGCACCAACCACTTCTCCATGCCCGGCTTCGCAGCGACTTGCTCCAGGCTATGCGTGGCTACGCAGTCGATGCCCGCTGCGTCCAGTTCGGGCACCGACACTTTGCTGCGCAGGTTGCCGTCTACCGTGGCGTTGCCCTTGTTGCACAGGCACTTCAGAGCCACGGGGCCGCAGGCCACGACGAGCTTGGGGCGCAAGGATGTGATCTCCCCCAGCACCCGTGAGCGGGACTCACGGATAGCTGCCATTGTCACATCCTTTGCACGCCCAGCCCAGCGTTCATCCGGCACCGCGAACAGGATGTCGGCTTCCACGCCGAGCTTGCTGGCGATCCTGTCGAGGATGTCGAAGTCCACTGGGGAAATTGATTCGCCTGACTTCTTGCAGTCCTTGTCGAAGACACCGAGTAGGAAGGCGACGTTGTTAGCCACTAGCGATCCTCCATCTTAGGGCGGCGCTTCAACACTGGATCATCCAGTGACTTCCCACTCTTGCGGCGGCACCTGTTGCGTGAAGCAGTGCGTGCCTTATCTGCACAATGTTTGCAGTGATTTTTGGTGACGAGTGGCGTGCCCCCGCACTGGATGCAACGCCTCTCTGTCTTCATGCGCTGCTGCCATTCCTGTTGACGGCTCATCGGTCCCGCCAATCTGGATCATCCCAATCGTAGTCGCATCCGTCCAAGCGACGTTCTTCACGTAGCTGGGCGAGGTGCTTGTCTATCCAGCGTGAGGCTTCGCTGATCGTCATCAGCTTGGGGCGAGAGATACCCAACTCAGAGCACAGCTTGAGCACCAGCGCCCGCTGCTTTTCGGTGGGCATGGGCTCAGGCATGCCGGTGTCAGTGATGTCGTACTTCCCCATCGTGCCCCCCACTACTGGATAGGTTGCAGCGCGTCTATCTCATCAGGAATCCACGCGCCCCAGACCGTGCGGTTCCAATGCTGTTGCTCAGCCAGCCAAGCATTGTACTGCATGACTTGTAGCATGAGGGCTGTGTTTTCCACGTTATCTCCACGTGCCCTGGCAAGCTCGATGGTAGTGCGCACAGCCTCGAACCCTTTGATCTCGGCTCTGACATCTGCGGGGTTGATCACGAAGGCGATGATCCCCACAATCAGTGCCATCCCCAGTATTGCCGTACAGACAATGCAAGCTAGGCTGTCTGTCAGTTTAGCGATACCGAGCAGTATCAAGAACAGAAGTATTCCAACAACTAGTAACATATCTGCCCCCTAGTTCTGGCTCCTGCGGCAGTGCTACCAGGGAGGACGAGATTCACAGACTCGGCCCTGGCTCTTACCGCAGGAGCGCCAAGATGGGCTGGGGAACAGGCGAATACGGTCTGTTTGGACTGTTGCTCTGCCAGTTGAGCTATTGGCCCAATGGGCCAAGCGGGACTCGAACCCACAACACACAGTGAAGTACCCGTATCCTACGCCACCAGCCACAAAGGTCAGGAGAGGGAACAAGCGGAGACGGTAACGTAGCGCTCTACCAGTTGAGCTACAGTGTGTTGCCACACCGACAGGGCTCGAACCTGCATCTCTCCATTAGCAGTGGAAGTAACCGTCACCTACGCCACTCTCCCGATTCGCTCATACGAATGAAGTCAAGCACAGCCTCGGACCAACCATCGATGTGCACCCACTTGTGGTAACCCACACCGTTCTTGGCCGAAGCCACGTTGATCATGTAGGTCTGTCCCACCCACGACAGATCGGGGTTGACAGCCTTGCCCATGTCGCAATCCTGCTCATCCGTGATGATGATCAGCCGATCAGCCGTGTGCTCCAGCGCCTGAATGTAAGCACATACCTGATTGACGAAGATCCCACCACCACCAAGAGGCTCGCACATCCGGTACACTGCGTCCACCAGCGCCATGCCTCGACGCGCCGGGACTTCAGCGGTCTTGTGCACCCGGCGAGAGTCACTGCCCGCCGTCGCATAGATGTGCGGATCAGCGCAGATTTCTCTGGTGATCGCAACCAGAGCACATGCCACGTGCGCCCTACTCATGTCGCTCTTGGCCGACAGATGCCCGCCGTACATGCTGCCCGACACATCGATCACCACGACCGTCTTACCAGACAGCTTCGGTGCCTGGGACAGTGCCTTCAGGAACACCGCATCGATCAGCGGCTCCAGCCTGGGCGCAGCCTTGGCGGCAGCGACGAAGCGGAAGGGCAGCACGCGGCTCATGTCGGCGTGGTTGAACCCTTCTGCGATGAGTTCGCCACTCACGCCAGCCTCGACCATGTTGCGCAGATTGCGCAGCAAGGCCAGCCCTCCCAGCTTGTGCTCACGCAGCAGCCGTTCCCAGTTGTCCTTCTTCGGGGTAGTACCAGCCGACAGTGCCACCTCCCAGGTGTCGGGAGTAGCCAGCGTGCCGTTCACCAACTGCTGCCACACCTCAGCCTGAACACCATCCTTCGGCTTGGCGTGGCACAGGAACAGCACATCCCGCAGCTTGATCGCCTCATCCCGGTTGTACTTGGCCAGACTGTAGGCGCTGAACTTGCTGAACGCACGGGCCAGCCCCTTCTTGACCTGACCAGACAGCGAGCACTTGCCGTTGCGCCAGTAGATCGCCAGGAACTCAGTCAGTTCGTCCGGTCGCTGGATCACCTCGGACAGTGCGTATGCCACCAGCCCCGTGCCCCTGTCCTTGCACTTGGCCAGCGCAGCTACCAGCAGCAGGGGCACATGACGCAGGTGCATGTCGTTGCGAGCAGCGATGGCGATCTGCGCCACCGTAGCGGGGGCCACCTGGGGCACCAGTTCCTCGATGCGCTGGGCGATGGTCTTGCCATCCTCGTAGAACTCCTTCTCCCAGAGCATGCACGACATGACAGAGCGGCGCAGTTGTAACACTGCGTCGATGCGCGTGGCCTTCGCCCCACCATGCGTGTGGATGGGCGCAGTCGCCCTGTTGATGCGAGCCATGTTGCCTCCTAATAATTGGTCGGGGAACAAGCGGACACGGTGTTTTTTCTTACCAGAAAGAAGTAACCGTGACCTTCGCCACCGACCAAGAACGTGGAACCGGGGCAGGGATTGCGAGCAGGATTGCCCTGGACTTAGATCACCGGCACACCCTGCGTTACCGGAAGCCCACTTAACTATGAGTAACCCAGTTCCCTTGGTTGACTCCTACCTGGACGATGACAGCGGAGCTACTCATCGCCCGTTCTCGGTCGCCAACCGCAACCTCAGATCATTGGTGCCCATGCTACCAGGGTCCAACCCTATGTCTGGGACCACCAACTTAGTCGAGTACACATCAGCAAATCGCTGCGACAGGTCGATGGTCTGGGCCATCGCATCACCATCGAGCATGATGGTCACGTGTCTGCGCACCAACTTGCGCACCTCCGCTTCCACCACCTTGCTGATCGTCTTGCCACCCAGTGCGATCACTGGCAGTTCGGTTGCTTGCCACACTGCGATGGCGTCGAAGACTCCTTCAACAAGAACCGCATTGTCCGTGGGCTCCCATCGGGGCAGCATGAACGGCGGATGCGTGCCCGGAGCCGTGAGATACTTCGGCGTCGTTGTCGGCATGAACGAACGTGCCGTCCAATAGATGAGCTTACCATTGGGTCCGAAGTAGGGCACGACGATGCGTGGTTGTGCCGCCATCTCAACCAGTGAGAGGTGCGTGATAACCCACGACGCCACACCCCGTCGCCCAAGATATGCCCGTGCCATCTCAGACAGCGGTAGCCATTCAGGGAGATCCAGTTCAGGCCAACTGCGCATCTCAGGGCTAACTCCCCCCAATAGGGTGAGTAGCTCTGCCCTTGCTTGCTCGCTCCAGTTGTCCGCTTCGACAACTCCACCCTTGCCGTGCTGGGATGCGAAGCAGAACCACTTGCCGGTCTGGGCATTGACGTACACCTTCCAGCCGTCAGCACCACACACAGGGCAGCACTGGTAGTTGCGTTCGTCGCCGCTACCCTTGTACGCTCCGGTGAAGTCTGCCAACGTGCGCGGAATCATCTTACGTGCTCCTGAACCCTCCGGGCGTGATGACCTTACCCCTCTGCTGCCTAGCCATGAACTGCTGCATGCCAGCCGCCGACACCTGCACCGCAAGCATCGCTTGCAGCCTGCCGATGTACCCACCCAGGTCCGTGATCGACATGTTGGGACTGAGGATCGACACGGGCTTGCCCGCAGCGTCTTCACCTACCAACAGGTACTGACGCATGGTGTTGATGTCAATGCTGTGCTCGCTCCCATTGGCAGGATCGGGCACCTCGTCACCCTTGTGGGCTGTCTCATCGATAGGCACTTGGTCCGACATGCTACACTCCCAGGTTGAGGTGGCTGGTGCGCCGGATCATCGCGTGGTGGGGGATTGGAGGGAGAATCCACGCTCCCCGACGCACCATTGCGCAGCACAATAACAGTTGAACATACTGCATGTCAAGCAGAACGTAGCCAACTAATTTTGCGCTGTTCGTAGAACCCTGGGAATAGGTTCTTCGCCACCGCAATGGCGTTCTTCCCCAGGTCGGCCTTGCTCACCCGGCCCCAAAGCACCATCCACGGGTTCTTCGGGTTGTCGGCATCGGGTGGGCCGAGCGTCCTAAGTAATTCCTGTAGCCGCTCCCGCACCGGGGTCTGGGAGATGGTCGCCGGATCGGCCTGATCCAGCATCATCGCTCCGACTGCCACCTCCAGTGCGAAGGCGGTGATGTAGCACGAAATGTACATCTTCACCGCCGGGATGTTGCCCAGGAAATACTTGGGCGTCATGTTGCCTGCCATGTCTCACCTCCCCTCACTTGTACCAGTAGTCGAACCACTGTAGTGACCAAGGTGGACGCACGTAGCTGAGTGTCACGATACCCACCAGGGCTTCAGCTATTTGAATCCACTCGCCCAGCCACACATTGAAGCGAAAGCGCAGCATGCTCATCTCTTCACCGAGTCCTTGTGTGCAGCGTAGACGCCGACCGCCACTCGTTCGATGGCCGTCTCACGCCTGATCGCTGCCTGCACTCTCGCCTGGGGATACTTCACACCCTTCAGGAGCTTGTGCCGCTTGCCCAACGCCTTCATGATGTCAGCAAACTTCAGCGGTCCGTTGTCCAGCAGCAGATTGTAGATCACACTGCCCAGATGGTTGGGTGCATCATCGTCAGTCAGCACTGGGCCATGCTTGACGGCATCCAGTTCAGCCTTGGCGTGCGCACCCTGCACTGTAGCTAGCTTGTCCTGCAACTCGATAATTTGCAGGCGGGTGTCCATGTAATCACGGATACCCTGAGCTGTGTGAGGCAGCGTGGTGAACTTATCCAGCGCCTCATTGAGCGTGATCATCACTTGCCTTCTGTCCATGTCTCACCTCCCCACGCAGCTAGTGTAAACGCACGCTATGAGTACGTGACCGCAAACGACGACACATACTCCCAGGAATTTGGCCGTGCCCCATAGCACGACGCTACGGGATTTCATGGGCACCTCTAGTCAGCCAGCCCGCCGTCGTTCCATTCGGTATCTTCTTGGGGACCGGCACGCACCAGCCATTCGCTTTTCTCCATGTCGTACGCACGATAGACGTTGCCCGCCTTGTCCCAGAACCACGCCTGCGCGGTGCTGATGTAGGCGATATCTTCCAGATGCAGGTGCATGTGCTGCTTGGTCTGCTCCATGTCGGACAGCAGCAACTCCTGGCACATGTCACACAGCGACTCGTTCTGCCAGGACATCTTGTACCCCGAGTCAGACTTGTGCACCACATCTCCGCAGAACTGGCAGTATTCATCGGGGAAGAGGGTCGCTTCCTCACCTGCCCCATGTAACCACCACGCATCGTCATCGACGGATGCCTTGTCGTACTCGTCAACGTCGTATCGCTTCGGCGACGTTGGGCCGACAACGACGATGCTGTTGCGGTGCGCCTTCCGCTCCTTGCGCGTTTGCCCTGGGATGAGCAGGTTCCCGCTGGAGTACACCGTCTTGTATCGACAGGCGTGCGTCTCTTCGCCAGGATTCGCACCCGTGTGCATGATCTTGGTGTCCACCATGTCCCGGTAGAAGTCACGGAAGCGCATCATCTGTCGGTTGAGGGCCACTCCATCCAAGGCACACTGTTCCGTGTGTTCCTGGGAGTAAGCCACGCCTACGTTGAATGCCCCAACTGGGGAGCACGCTTCGATAGCTGAGATGCACGTGAACGTGCCACGCTCGACGCTGGGGAAATACTTGCCCAGTATCGGCAGCATCTCATGGTAGCCGTAGTAGACCGCGCCTTCGTTGCGCCGGTCGAACTGCACGATCCAGTTGTAGGCGTCGAGCATGCCCACGCCCAGGTTGCGGATCGTACTGCCGCTCGTCTCTTCGTTGTCGGTGAGTAGCACATCGGCCAGGATGCCCAGCTTGGGCAGCAGATCCATGACGATGTACACCCCAGCCCTATCATCCAGGGCAGACGACACGATTCTCTTGCGCGATACGTAGTGGATCTTTCCGCTACGTAGGAAGTCTATGTGAGCCACCGCTAGTATTCGTGCCCCTGGTGTGCGTCGCATGGCCAAGTAACCACTGCTTGAGTCGTGCGTGTGCCAATCGCACGCTCTCACAAGGTCTTTCTTGCTTGCGCTGCAATACTCGGCCATCTTGCGCAGATCAGGGTACATCAATCATCACCTCCTTCTTCCTCATCGGGCAGGTTGTCTACGCAGTTGTCACACATCTCGTAGTCGTGGTTGTAGTGACCAGGCAGCACGTACGAATCGCACGAATCGCACCACGCAGCGCTGTTACGAGTACATGGCCCACACCACACCTCGTCTTCCACCTCGTTGTGATGGCTGCCCTCGGGATCGTAGTAGAGGCCACCGCAGCGCTGGCACGAAGTAGCGTAATCATCCACACAATCGTGACAGATGCGGATACTGTCCTGCTCATCGTCGTACACCCAGTGGTACGTATCGTTGCGCGTGTCTATGGTTTCCCCACAGTGACAACAATCACAAACGAATAGAGTCAGGCAGTCAACGCAGACGTTGCCACGCATGCGCGTGACATACGTCTCTCTGCTGCACTCAGGGCAGACCACGTGCCACGGGTCTACGGCAGGATTGACCGGAGCCAGACGACGCGCCACTCCCGAGGAAACCTGACTGCTGAACACGCTGTCAGCCTGCGACGACAGCAGGATTTTACCCTTGATATCCTGCGGCAGCACAAACTTGAACGAGTCCAACCACGGGAATGTGTCTTTCTGCGGCCAATTCACCAGCACCTGATGCCTGGGCGTGATCAGTTGGGCGTGGATATACTCCCAGTGCTGGAAGCTAGCTCCCTGTGTGCTGCGCATCCATGCGTTGTGCTTCGCAGCCCACAGCATGTAGTGCGCGATGTGACTACCGGAATTGGGGTAGATACGATCCACCACCAAATCCCCAGTGGTCGTGTTCCACAGCAGAGCACGCCCCTGCATGTCGCCGGTGTCAAACAGCAGCATGCGCACGGACTGAGGGTTCTCCAGGTAGAACTGGGTGTGCGCAACCCGTTCCGATCCTGTCATGCACGACGCAGCAGCAAACCCCTGCTGGTACGCCTTCACAATGTCCAAGCCCTCGATGATGTCGAAAGGCTCGTCACTGTAGTTGGGCACGGCGGTCAGCAGATGGACAACATCGTCCAGATTGATCTTGTCACTGTCACCCAGGGTGCCGAGCAGTAGTCGGGTCAACTTATGCTCGCGGCCCTGGAAAATGACGTATGGTAGCCCTTGACGAGATATCTCGACTTCGTTCTCCATCGTATAGCTGGCCACAGTCATGCACGCCTTGTCCAGCCTAGACAGGTGCGGTGTGTTGAACAGCATCTCACAGATTTTCATGTTCTCACCTCCCTTCATCTGTGGGGTGGGGGGCTAGACCAAGCCCCCCACGGTGGGTCTTGATGCGCTCGCTACTCCGGGTAGGAGCACAGATCGTCGCTGTCTTCGACAGCGGCGGGGGCGACGCGCTCGAACTCGCCCACGATGGCGGCGATCAGAGCTTCGCGGCGGGAACCGTCGATGCCGAGGCGCGTCTTGAGGAACTTCTTGAGGGACACCGAGGTGCGCTTCACGCTGTCCCAGCGCCGCGCCGCCGTCTTGGCGTACGCCAAGTACGGGAGTCCCTTGTCGATGCTGACCGACAGCATCTCGTTGTGCACATCGGACACGAAGCGGTTGAACAGAGTCTCCGCATCCGTCGCGACCTGATCGTTGGCCGCGTTCAACGCGATGTCCGCCAGACGCATGGTGAGTTCGCACCGCTGCACCTGGATGGCTTCGCGCATCTGGACCGGCGTGCCGTAGTTCTTCTGGCTCATGGTTGAACACCTCCTTCAAGCAATAGGAAACCACGCACCGTTCACAGGGATAGCACGCAGTGCGTCAAGTTGCGCCGTGCTGAAGCGCAATTCAGGAATGAAAAAGGCGTCATGTGTGACGCCCAATCTGGCCGTGTATCTCGCCGCCATCTCACGCAGGGTCAGCGGCGATGTCGTCGTCGTTGTCATCGCTGCCGGAAAAGGCAGCATCGAACTGAGCCGCCACAGCCGAGACGTCCTGATTGGACATGGCTCCGTGCATGCACACGGCCCACTTGCCGAGATCCAGCAGCATCTCCGGGCTCATGCGCACCGGGGAGATGTACACGTTGACTCGCTCGGAACTGTTGGGTTCCGTCTTGCACCCGAGGGCGTACAGACCACCCATCCGTGCGACCTGAGCGGCACCGGAATCCACGCTAGCCGTGGTCTGGCGAGCCAAGCCGTGATGCCACGCATTGTGCGGGAACACCCGCGCCTGGAGCACCTGCAAGGCTTCCATCGCGTCAGCGATGGGCAGCGCAGTCAGAGTCGCTTGCAAGGCTTCGTCCATTGTCTCACCTCCCTTCGGGCACACAGTGCCCATCCAGAGGGGTGTCAGCCCCTACTTGTAGATGTTGATGCCCAACTTGGCATCGGTGCCGGGGATCGGCTGATTGCCGTCGCTGGACGCGATGAGCACCGTCTTGCCCGACTTGGACGGGCCAAGCTCCTGGGCAAGATCGACCGTGATTGTCAAGGTGTTGCCCTTAACGGCCATTTTGACGTTGCGCATGTGATTCACCTCCCATTACTTCCAGGGTTTTTCAATCAGCAACCCCACAGCCAGAGCCACCAAGACAATGATGGCAATGATCCACGTAGGTGACATGACCCACCACCAAGACCAATCAATGACCCTGGTGAGTTTGAGGGTGATGAACAGTAGTTGCAGTAGTGTTGTACCACTGACACCACCGGAACTGTTGCTGTTGCTAGCCATGCTAGCTCCTGGGCATCGCCGTCGGCATGCCCTCGGCGTTGAACTGGGCGCAGAGGTCCGCCTTGTCCTGGGCG